ACCACCATATTAATTATACTATATATTGAAAAAATTTGATATATTTTCTTTTAAAAAATTTGAATTCTATAATCTAATTATATCTATAATTATATTAGTATCTATTATATCTTTTTTAGGATATACTAATAAAAAACTAAGTAATCAATATGCTATAGCTTATGAAAATATTAAGGCTTATGATGCTGAACTAAGTGGTTTGAGAGATGATACTAAAGTCTATAAACTAACAATAGAACAGCTTAATTACTTCAATGATTCCATCACTAAGAAGATAAAGGAAGCACAGAAAGAGTTAAATATAAAAGACTCTAAGTTAAAACAAGCTCAGTATGAGTTATCTTTTGCAAGTAGAAAAGATACTATTCTTTTGAAGGATACTATATTTAGCTCTACCTTTACTTCACTTGATACTATAATGGGAGATAAATGGTTTAGCAATAGAATACAATTATCCTATCCTAACCTTATCTCTTCTAGTGTTAGTTTCAAAAGTGAGAAGTTTTGCTTTGTACAATTAAGAAAAGAAACTATCAAACCTCCTAAGAAATTCTTTTTAGCTAGATGGTTTCAGAAGAAGCATTATGTATCTATAGTAACAATAAAAGAGAACAATCCTTATATAGAAATAAAAAACAGTAGATTTATACAGATAATAGAATAGATATAGAAATGGATACTATACAGATTATTAGTTTAGTACTTGGGTCCAACTTGGTTAATACTATAGTTACAGCATGGATTTCTAGAAGAAAGAATACTGCTGAGGTTAATAAAACCAATGCAGAAGTTGATGGAACTCAACTAGATAATCTTGTGAAGCAACTAGAGTTCTACAAGAAGTTGGTTACTGACTATAAACGCCAATTAGAAGAGTACATTCAAATAAGTGAGGAAAACAGGTTAGAGCTTATTAGGCTAAGGAAAGTAGTTGGTAAGATGGTCAATGATGTTTGCTTAGCCAAGGGGTGCAACAAAAGGGTGTACATTGATGATAAGGCAGTTGAAGATTTGATTGGTGGAGTTAAAGAGGATATTAAAATTAAAGTAGATAACAATGAGACGATTAATTAGTTATAATGTATTTGAAGGAGACCCTAACTTAATTGCAGAAGGTCAAATTCTAGTGATTAGAGATGCTAGTGTTGAAGGTAAGATTATAGATATTCAGCAAAGAGTTAATAGTAAACTAGTATCTATAATAACAGATAAGTTTACCTTTGCAATTAACCCTACTCCTGCTGATGCCACAGTAGTTATCAATGGTTCAACTACTAAGAGTATTAGGGCAGCTAAAGGACATACAGTTACTTGGTCTGTATCAAAGACAGGGTTTGTAACTCAGTCTGGTAGTGAGGTAATCTCAGGTGATGTATTAAAGAATATAACATTAGTAGAATCTGGCAGTTAATGAAACTATTATTAAGAAGAATATTTAAAGGACCTAGATATACTATTGGAAAACTCTTCATAAATGGTGTTTATGAGTGTGACACTTTGGAAGACCAGGACAGAGGATTAACAAGTCAAATGTCACTTGAAGAGATTAAAGCTAAGAAGGTGTATGGGGTAACAGCAATTCCTACAGGTACATATAGTATTAATATGACTACTGTAAGTCCTAAGTTCAAGGATAGAGCATGGGCTAAGCCTTATAAAGGCATACTTCCTAGACTAGAGAATGTAAAAGGGTATGAAGGAGTACTAATACATGTAGGTAATAAAGCTGAGGATACATTAGGTTGTATCCTAGTTGGAGAGAACAAAGTTAAAGGTCAAGTCATTAATAGTACAGCAACATTCTATGAGTTAATGACTGTATTATTGAAGGCTCAAAGTGCAGGAGAAGTAATAGAACTGACTATAGAATAATGAGAGTAAAGGGTGTGGTTAATATTAACTCAACACCCTACTCTTTTACTATTACTATAAGTGTTTTACTTATAATCAAATTACAATCAGACTTAAGGTATTGCACAGTTCAAATCTTTGACTTACCTTTGCATAGTTTAATTAAAGGAGAAGAGTTATATGGAAGGATTAGACATGGACAACATCCTATCACCAGATGAGGTTGAAAGCCTATTCACTAGTGATGGGAGTGAAGAAACACAGGTTACTCCACCTGAACAACAGGAGGAAGAAAATAAAGAAAAACCAACTACTGAGGTACCAGAAGTAAACCTAGATGAACTGTTTACTGAGGAACCAGAGAGCGTAGGTAGTGAGAAAGTAGATACACAAGGTAAAGAGGATACCACTTCTAAGGAAGAAACTGGTACTTCTCCCAAAACTAACTTCTACTCTTCCATTGCCAGTGCTTTGAAAGAAGAAGGTATTCTCTCAGCCCTTGATGAAGAAACATTAAGTAAGATTCAAACTCCAGAAGACTTTGCAGAAGCTATGGAGAATGAGCTTAAAGCTAAATTAGATGAAAGACAGAAGAGAATTGATGAAGCATTGCAAGTAGGTGTAGAACCTGATGAAGTAAGAAAGTATGAAGGTACTATTAACTACCTTAATACTATTACAGAAGATGCTATCTCTGATGAGTCAGCTAATGGAGAAAAGCTGAGAAAACAACTAATCTTTCAAGACTTCCTTAATAGAGGATTTAGCAAAGAAAGAGCACAAAGAGAGACTCAAAAGTCATTTAACTCTGGCTCTGATGTTGAAGATGCAAAGGAAGCACTAGCAAGCAATAAAGAATACTTTCAACAAGAGTATGAAGATTTGATTGCAGAAGCAAGAGCAGAGGAAGAAGCTGAAAAGGCAAGAACAAAGAAGGAAGCAGAGGAGTTAAAGAAGTCTATTCTTGATGAGAAGGAAATCTTTAAAGGGTTAGAGTTAGATAAGACTACTAGAGAAAAGGTCTATAACTCAATCAGCAAACCTGTTTACAAAGACCCAGAAACTGGGCAGTATCTAACAGCTATTCAGAAGTATGAAAGAGATAATAGACAAGACTTCTTAAAGAAAATTGGTCTCTTATTTACTATGACTGATGGCTTTACAAACTTAGATAAGCTAGTTAAACCAACTGCTACTAAACAAGTGAAGAAAAGCCTAAGAGAGCTGGAACACACTATCAACACTACTAGAAGAAATACAGATGGAAGTCTTAGTTTCATATCAGGTGTTAGTGATGACCCAGAATCAAAGGTTAGTTATGAACTTGACATATAATAAGATTATTAATTCATAAATGTTTTAAACATGGCTGGAAAATTAAGTAAATTCCAAATGATTGGTTTTCAACACTGGAAAGGGTTGACTACTGAGAATCACTTAGGTGCCATCTTCCAAAAAGCACCTCAAAAGGCAACTAACCTAATGGTGCAATTGTTAGCTTTCCACAGAGGAAAGACACTTGATACATTCCTTAGTTCATTCCCTACTAAAGTGTTTGAGGATGATGCTGAATATTACTGGGATGTTATTGGTTCTTCAAGAAGAAATATTCCTCTGATTGAAGCTAGAGATGAGAATGGCGTAGTTATTACACCAACATCAGGTAATGTTGGTGTAGGTGGTGCACCTTTCTATCTTGTATTCCCAGAAGACTGGTTTGCAGATGGTGAAGTTATTGTAGGTAACTTAAATCAAGTTTACCCTCAAAGAATTCTTGCAGATGGTAGACCAGAAGGTACAAACTGTGTATATAAGGTTGAACTAATGGGTGCTAACAGCAAGGGTATTCCTGCTGAAAGACTACTTGCTGGTGAAAGATACTCTGTTGAATTTGCACCTGTTGAAAGAGAACTTTCAAGAAAGGTTGGTGATGTTAGATTCACTAGTCCTGTTTCTATGAGAAATGAATGGACTACTATTAGAATTCAACATAAGACTCCTGGTTCTAATCTTGATAAGAAGTTAGCTGTTGGTATTCCTATGGTTCATAGAGATGCTAGTGGCAAACAGGTTAAGGATGTTGCAAACAAGTGGATGCACTATGTAGAATGGGAAGTTGAACTTCAATTTGACGAGTACAAGAACAATGCAATGGCCTTTGGTACTTCTAACAGAAATATCAATGGTGAATACATGAACTTTGGTAAGTCTGGTAATGTAATCAAGACTGGTGCTGGTATCTTTGAGCAAACAGAAGTGGCTAACACTATGTATTACAATGATACTAATGGTCTGATGAAACTGTTGCTAGATGCTCTGTATGAACTATCTGCTTCTAAGTTAGGATTTGGTGATAGAAAGTTCATCATCAAGACTGGTGAAAGAGGTGCTCTGTTATTCAACAGAGAAGCTAAGAAGACTACTTCTGGATGGATGCCAATCATCTCAACTCAGAACCCACCAATCTATACTAAGGTTGCAAGTAACTTTGCTCAGAATGCTATTGCAGTAACTGATTATCAGGTAACTGAATGGAGAGCACCTAATGGTGTTATAGTGTCACTTGATGTTGACCCATTCTATGATGACCCTGTAAGAAATAAGATTCTTCACCCAGAAGGTGGACCTGCTTTCTCTTATAGATTTGATATTTGGTATATTGGTACTATGGACCAACCTAATATTCAAAAGTGTAAGATTAAGGGTCAAGAAGAATTCAGAGGTTATCAATGGGGATTCAGAAATCCTTTCACTGGACAGATGGGTAATCCTAATATGTCTTATGATGAGGACTCTGCTGTTATCCACAGAATGGCAACTTTAGGTACATTAGTACTAGACCCAACTAGAACAATGTCACTTATTCCTTCAATTCTGCAAGGATAATGATACAAGGGGAGGTTAACTCCTCCCCTTTTCTTTTTAACTAATTAATGGAGAAGTAAATATGGCAAGTAAGAGAGTAGAAGAAGAACTTGACTTAGAGAGCATTAACAGTGAAACATCTATTGTACCTCAGATGCCTGAGGAAGAAGAACCACAATTGCCTGTAAGAAAAGGTAGAAAGAAAGAAGTAGCAACACTGGGAGAACCAGTAAGTTGTTTAAGAAATGAAAGAATTATAGTAAGATATGTACCCAAAGAGAGTGGTATAGTAACTAATCCGAAGCACATTCTATATGGTGGTATGGCTGAGAATGCAGTAAAGTATTTCACAGTTCCACAGTTAGAATCTGGTAGATTGGTTAATGTTCTTACTGATGAAGAAAAGGAATTCCTTGAGTATATTATGGGTTTAGAGTATAATGCTTTATCTATATATAAGAAGGAAAATAACTATTGGTCAAATAGACAAGTTAGATTGCTTAAACAAGATAACATCTTAGACCTATCAGACCCAGAACAATACATTAAGTATAAGATATTGCTAGCTAATAAGGATGATATAGCTCCTTCACTGCAAGCTCTTCAAGACATTCCAAAGGCAACATATAAGTTTGTTCTTATCAAGGAAGGTGAAGAAACTTCTAATGCTAGACAAGAGATGTCAGCTACAATGCAAGCATACATGGAATATGGTAAATATGAAAATGATGCTGATACATTGAGAACTATTATTGAGACTATTGATGGTAGACCATTAGCTGTAAATACTAAGGTAGAGTTCTTACAAACAAGAGTAAACAAGCTAATTCAAGCTGATGCTAAGCTATTCTTAAAGGTTATTACAGACCCTCTATTACCTACTAAGGTAACTATTAAGAGAGCAGTTGAAGCAGGTCTTGTATCTAATAGAGGTGGCTTCTTCTATCTAAGAGAAGATGGTTCTCCTTTATGTGGTAACAACGAAGACCCAACCTTTAATATAGCAGCTAAGTTCTTAGCATCACCTAAGAACCAGTCTATTAAGTTCAGTCTTGAAGCTAAACTAAAAGAGTAATAATATGGACCACATAGAGTTCAGTAATGAATTTGATGTACTCTATAACAACATAATGAGCAATGCTGCTCCTGGGTTAAATGAATATGAGAAATCAGTGTTCTTGACTAAAGGCCAAGAGGAAATAGTCAAGAACTACTTTAACCCTAAAGGCAACAAGTATGGAGAAGGAATGGATGACTCACCTAAGAGACAGATAGATTTCTCAGAGCTTATTAAGGTTGCACAAGGTACACCTAGCACAACTTCTCCTCTTACTTTTGATAAGAGGGCTAAGGTATTTGACTTGCCTTCTGACTTATTTATAGTCATTAATGAAGCAGTCTCTACCAACACAGGAACCAAACAAGTGATTCCTATTAGTTATGCTGAGTACACTAGATTAATGTCTAAGCCATACAAGGAACCTCTTAAGTACCAAGCATGGAGAATCATAAGCACTTCAAGTGAGAAAATCTCTACTGAGCTTATAGTCAACAGTAATGAAACAATTGCTGAGTATCTATTGAGGTACATTAGAAGACCTGCACCTATCATAACAGCAGACCTTTCTTCTGAATATGGTAACTTAACTATCAATGGTATTGGCACTATTTCTGAATGTGAATTGAATCCAATTATACATCAAGAGATACTTCAAAGAGCTGTTGAACTAGCTAAAGCTGCTTATGAAAGTGATGTTAAAGCTACTATTGAACTAGGCAGCAGAACTGAATAATGATTCAAGAGGATTTTAGAACAAATAAAGGATGGATTATATATGTACATCAAAGCCCAAGTGGTAAAGTTTACATAGGTAAGACTAAACAAAAACCTATTGACAGGTGGGGGTATAATGGTATAAACTATTTCTACAATAGAAATACTAAGTTTGCTAGTGCAATTAAAAAGTATGGTTGGAGTAACTTCAAACATTATATTATAGCAAGAGGATTATCTTTAGATAGGGCTAACTATATAGAGAAAGCTTTAATACATTATCATAGAGATATATTAAAGAATTGCTATAATCTAGCAGATGGTGGAGAAGGTAATGGGCACTTACATTCAGAAGAAACTAAGAAGAAACTTAGTTCATTAAATAAAGGTAAAAGAATACCAGACTCTACTAGAAAGAAGATGTCTATTGCAAATGGTAAACCTATTATAGTTACTAACAGTCTTGGTAATACTACTGAGTATCATTCTATTGATATAGCAGCAAAAACATTGGGATTAAGTCCTAGTGGTTTAAGGTGGATAATTATCAATCAGAAATTCAGTAACCCAAAGGTCAGAGGTTTGAAAATTTCATTTAAGAAGTGAGTAATTATGAATATAGAACAATTTAGTGCTGAGTTTGATGTTCTGCTTAACTCTTACTCTATTATACCAGTTGATGGAACAACAGACCCTCTTGCATTCTCTGAGTATGAGAAGTCAGTCTTTCTGACTAAAGCTCAAGATAGCTTGGTTATAGACTTGTATAGTGGTAGAAACTCATTAGGACTCTCCTTTGAGTCTACTGAGGAAGCTAGAAGATACTTAGCTGAATTGGTTCAAGAGTTCACACAAGAAATTACTGTTCCTTCTACTACTGCATCAATTGTAATGCCACAAGGTTTATGGTTTATTACCTATGAAGAGTGCAAGTTAAGTGATGAAACATTAGGTTGTTTAAATGGTACATACTCCTTAGTAACACCAGTTAGAGAAGATGAACTTTATAAGATAAAAAGGAACCCATTTAAAGGTCCATCAGAAAAGAGAGTCTTAAGAGTTGATGTTAATAATGCCATTAAACTTATATCAAAGTTTAAGATAGGTGAGTATCATTGTAACTATATCACTAAGCCTACACCTATTATATTAACTAACTTAGGTGACTTAAACATATCAGGTTATTCACAACCAATGGAATGTGCATTGAATAGTAATATTCATAACTTGATAGTTGAAGTAGCAGTTAGACTTGCCTTGATGAGTAAGGCTCAGTATGCAAACAAAGAGAATAATCAATAGCTTATTAATAAGCAATACGTTTAATTAAACAACAATTTATTTATGGCAACTTATTCCGTAAATCAAGTAAGACATTTATATGTCGCAAAAGCTCTAAAGACAGCAGTTACTCAACTAGCTGCTGCTGGTGACATTCTGCCTAAGGCAGATACAGCTAAATCTACAATGTACTTCCAGTACTTTAGCCCTGCTGGTGTTATTGAATCTAGTGATAAGATTGACATCAAGAATATCACTTATGCAAAATCTACATCTTCTCAGGCTTTAGTTAAGAAGTTAGATAGATACCAAGTAGTTCTAGACTCTACTATCAATAGTGGAGCACCAGTAGCTGGACAAGATTATCTGTTGAGACTTGCTTTCAGACAGTATGTAGGTTTATCACCAGAAGACCAATACTGGAAATTTGGTATGGTACATGCAGTTAGTGGTATGACAGCATCAGACTTTTACAAAGCTATGGCACTTTCTTTAGCTAGAAACATAGCAAGAGAAGATACTCCACTAGTAACAATCTATCTAGTAGCGAGTAGTCCTGCATATACAACAGTAACCATTGACACTGACCCTGCTACTCTGACTGGTACTTATACTGGTATTCAAATTGAACAGGTAGCACAGGATTGGATTTTAGGTGTTATGCCTCAAGGTTACATTCCTTTTGCAGTACAACCAACTAATATTACCTTTGAAGGTGATGAAAGAATCTGGGGTACAGTTACTACAGTAACTCCTATTAATTCTGTACAGAATGGTCATGATATTGCAGACCTTGAATACTTCACAATGGGTGCTAGAGGTGACTTCTACAGAAACATGGGATGGCCTAATGTTATTCATACTACTTACTTGGTAGACCCAACTCAGAAGTATGATACTCTGGACATCAGTTATTACTGGGCAGGTGGTGCAGAAGATGTACAAAAGTCTCCTAGAACAATCACTCTGGTAACTGTAGATGATGGTAAGCACACTGCAATGAAGGCTCTGATTGCAGCAATCAACACTGCATCTGGTTTAACAATTGCAGACCCAGTTGACCCAGCTTAAATGAGCTAATTATAAAGAGCATAGTTGATTCTATGCTCTTTTTTTTTTATAATTAAAACTAAATAACCATGTTACATTTCAACGAATTAAGGATAACCCAAGATGATAAGTATCTAATTATAGATGCCTCTGTTGATAATCAAGACTTCTATGATGATATAATCTTAGATAGTGTGGTTATAGATACACAAGATACATATGTACCTAATGGTCCTAGCTCTAATCCTGTATATGAACTTAAAGTAGCTGATGCCTATGATTTAACTTACTCTCTTCCTGAGGAATGCAGTTGTAATCCAGTGCTTGAAGAGGAAGATAAATCATACTGTTTCACTTATGGTACTCATCAAATGAGGAATATAAGACTTAGATTACAAGCAAGTGATTTTAATATAAATACTCTTAATGATACTATGTTCTTTGTGTATGTGATAGCTACTGGAACTCCCTCAGCAGATGCTCCTTGTGGTACAACTAATCCCATGATTATGGGAGCTGTAACTAATCTATATCCTCTTTATCAAAGCATGATGAAGTATGTTAAACAGATAGAGAATAACTGTGAAATACCTAAAGAATTCATTGACTTATCCTTAAGAATAAAAGCACTTGAGTTATGTATAAGAACTGGTAATTATCCTCAAGCTATTAAGTATTGGAATAAATACTTTAAGAATAAGATAGGTACAATAACTAGAGTAACAAATTGTAGCTGCTATGGATGAAATGACTAATATTTCTTATGATGCTGTAGTTAGATACTTCACTTCATTAGCTCAATTTGGCTATAGAAGTTATGGTGATGTAAACAAGCTATTAGCATTACTTGCACTGGATGATGTACTAAATGTATTCAGTGAATATATAGATGAAAAGGACCTTAGGTCTATAGTTAATGCTATCTATTGTTTAAGTGGGACTACTTGTCTAATTGACTTTCCAAGTTATGTTAATGATGATACACTATTTCATAAGACTAAGATTAATTACATTGCTAGAATCACTGAGGACAATATTCTCAGAGTTGATGAAGCAAGTGTGATAAGAATAGAAGCATAATACTTATAGCCAGTAAATAAAATCAGTAAAAGCATTGCACATGTGAGTTTTATTACTTATATTTGCAGTGCTTTTAATGTTAATACCAATATGATATGAGTACATATAGAGAAATAGTTTATATGATTAATGATGAGCTGAAACTCTCATCAGATGATGCTTACTTCACAGAAGACCACATAATCTATCTAACAAGTAAGTATAGAGCCTTTTTACTAAAGCAGAGATACTCAGATATAAAGAAGTTCATACCTGAGAGTAACTTTAGTACTATATGTCTAGACCTGATAGAAGTACCTGCAATCTCAGGTGAGGTCTGTGAGGGTGGGGTATATCTAAGGTCTAAGAATAAAATCCCATATATGATGGGAATTAAACAACCAAGAGTATATCCAGTGGACTATTACCAAGGTGAGATAACTTATGTAAGTAGAGATAGAATGAAGTATGTAGGGTATAACAAGTATTTGAATAATATAATCTATTGCTCTCTGGCACCAGATAACTATCTATACTTCAAGTCTAGCAACCCTCAATACCTCTACCTTGAAAAGGTAAGAATAACATCTTTATTTGAGAATGCTGAGGAAACCTTTGGATTACAATGTGATGAAAATGGTAGAATATGTGAGTTACTTGATGCTGAGTTTCCTTTAGAAGCTTCTCTAATTCCTCCTCTTATTGAGCTTGTAGTTAAGGAATTAAGAAGTTCAGAGTTTATGCCAGAAGATAAGGAGAACAATGCTGATGATGATATGTCTGACCTAAATCCTAAGAAGTAATGACACTAGAAGAGTTTAGACATAGCATACTAAAGGTAGATAAGCCAAGAACTCACAAAATCAGAGGGTCATTGGGTATCTATGATGGTTACAAGCATTATAGAAAGAATGGCTATGGTAGTACTGGGTATAGATTAACTGAATCTCAGTACTTCTCTATTACTAGAAGAGTTAATGAATTACTAGCTGATAACTTAGTAAATGGTGAAGAAGTAACTTTGCCTTATAGAATGGGAAGACTTGAGATAAGAAAGACAGCAGGGGAAATTAGGTTAGATGCTAAAGGTAACTTAGTAACTAACCTGCCTATTGACTGGGATAGAACTCTTAAATTATGGTATGAAGATGAAGAATCTTTCAACGCTAAGACTCTTATTAAAGTAGAAGAGAAAGAGATATTTAAAGTCTATTATAACAGAGGTAAAGCTAACTATATCAATAAGTCATTCTATGAGTTTAGTGTTAATAGAGAGCTAAAGAAAAGGCTTAAGCAGAACATTAAAGATAGAAAGATTGAAGCAATGTACCTAGATAAAAATAAAAGATATGACTAAAATTTGGACTGTGTACAGGCATATATCCCCATCAGGGAAGGTGTATATAGGCATTACATCTAAACCTATAGAGAAGAGATGGAATAAAGGTAAGGGTTATATTAACTGCAAATCTTTCTATAATGCTATTGTAAAGTATGGTTGGGATAATATAAAACATGAGGTGTTATTTACTAACCTACTTGAGGTGAAGGCTAAAAGCTTAGAAGTAGACTTAATAAGACATTATAAGAACTTAGGAATATCTTACAATATAACTGATGGTGGAGATGGTATGACTGGGTATAAGCACTCAGAAATAACATTAATGAAGTTAAGGAAATCTCTTAAAGGTAGAGTATCCCCAAATAAAGGGATACCTATGAGAGAATCGACAAAAGAGAAACTTAGTAAACTGAATAAAGGGAAATCTTTATCAATAGAAACTAGAATGAAAATCAGTCAGTCTAATTCTGGAATTAATCATCCTTTCTATGATAAGAGTCTTAGTAAAGAGCATAGATATAAGATAAGTTTAGCTCATATAGGCACTAAACTTGGAGATAATCTAGGATTTGAAAGAAGGTCTAAATCAAGAGATAACTATTGTAAAGCTGTAGAACAACTTGATGATAACCTTAATATAATTAAAACTTTTAGGTCTGCTATAGATGCTGCAAAGTTCTACAGTAAAAGCAAAAGTGCAGCTTCTAAGATAACAGAATGCTGTAGAGGTACTAGAAACAAAACATTAAATAGTAAATGGAGATACAAATATGGTAAATGAGATAAATTATATAAATCTTCGCATTATCGCAGATAGATTAACTAGACATCCTTTAATGATAGATTTGACTTTTGAAGCAATTATACAATATACTATAGACTTTATAGGAACTTTAGGTTTACCTCCTATATATCTTGATAAGGTAGTAACTGTAGATATTGATAATTATAGAGCTTCTTTACCATGTGATTTAATAGCTATAAGACAAGTGAAAGATGTAAAGAATAACATCTCACTTAGAGCTACTACTGATACTTTTCACCTAATACATGATGAAAAGAAACCTATAATGAGACAAGAAGGAACCTTTAAGACACAAGGTAATATCATATATACTTCCTTTAAGGAAGGTAAGATAGCTATAGCATATAGAGCTATTCCAGTAGATGAAGAAGGATTACCTATGATACCTGATAACTCTATATTCCTTAAAGCACTAGAGTTATATATAAAGAAAGAATGGTTCACTATTCAGTTTGATATGGGTAAAATAGCACCAGCAGTATTGCAGAATGTACAGCAAGAATATGCGTGGAAAGTTGGACAACTTAACACTGAATTCATTCTGCCTTCTGTTAGTGAAATGGAAGCTATTAGTAATATGATGAATCAACTATTACCTAGAACCAATGAGTTTAGAAAAGGCTTTAAGCCTCTAGGTAATAGAGAGTATTGGAAAGACCAAAGATAAAGATTATGCTTAAACAAGAACAACATATAATTAAAGGTATGACTAGAGACTTAACAGTCTCAAAGTTCAATCCAGAGTTTGCATATGAATGTAAGAACATTAGAATAACTGCAAGAGATAACTCAACTCTACTAACAGTTACTAATGAAAGAGGTAATTCTGAGTTATCCATCCTCACTTCTAATGGTAATCCTCTTCAAGTGCTAGGTACTCTCATAGGATATAATGTCTTGAATAACTATGTTACTTTGTTTACTACTGGTGATAAGGATAGGATATATAGGTTGGAGAATAAGCAGACTTACTTTGAAGGCAAGCTTCTTTATGAAGGTAACTTGAACTTTAATGTCAATAATCCTATTGAGAATATCAGTGTATATGAGAATGATAACATACAGAAAGTATATTGGATAGATGGGTTAAATCAGTCTAGAGTTATAAACATTGTAGCTGATAGCACTGTTAGTGGAAGTTGGAATGATAGTTCATTTGACTTTGTACAGGACCTTGAATTAAAAGAGACTGTAACTGTAGTAAGAGATGACTTAGCTAGTGGTTCTTTCTCCTCTGGAGTTATACAATATGCTTTTACATACTATAATAAGTATGGTCAAGAGAGTAACATATTCTATACTTCCCCTATACAGTATATTTCTTTTGCAAGTAGAGGAGCTTCACCAGAAGAGAAAGTTAGTAACAGCTTCACTATTACTATAGCTAATCCTGATACAAGATTTGATTATATAAGAGTGTATTCAATACATAGAGCAAGTATAGATGCTACTCCTAATGTATTAAATGTAGTTGATTTGCCTATTAATGCAGCTAATGTAAGAGCAGGTGAGACACTTACTTATACTGATAATGGCACTATTGGAACCAGTGTTGACCCTACTGAACTTCTATATGTAGGAGGTGAAGAAGTAGTATTTGGTACTATGACTCAAAAGGATAATACACTATTTTTAGGTAATGCTGATATAAAGAGAAAGTTAGTTGGACCTGATATTATTAACTCTATTAAAGGTGGTAATATTAGCTTTAATCAAAGATATGTAGGTAACTATGTAAGAACAGCAGGATATTATCCTTATAAGAATAGCCTATACCTAGGCTCTAAGATTAAATCCTTCAAGTATCTTGAGTGGTACAGATTTGGTGTACAATTTCAGTATAAGAATGGTAAGTGGTCAGAACCAATATGGATTAATGATGCTTATAATGGACCAGCCTCAGGAGGCATGGGATATGGAATATCACCATCTTATAATGGTGCTTTAACAACTGTTCAAGCTAGTTATTCATTAAACTCTGATATAATCAATAAGGTAGTTGCACAAGGCTTCATAAGAGCTAGAGGTGTAGTAGTATATCCTACTCTTATAGATAGAGAAGTAGTTGCACAAGGTATTCTATGTCCTACTGTTTACAATATAGGAGATAGATTTGGCAATTCACCTTTTGCACAATCTTCATGGTTTGCAAGACCTAATCTAGCATTTGATATTGAAAGAAATAAGAGTAACTGGAATGGTATTGGTACTTTATTTGGAGACTATGATAAGTCTAAGGCAGCAGTAATCAGTAATAAGAATGTGAATCTTACTATAGACCCAGGAACTCCATCAGCAAAGACTATTCTTATTGATATAGTTAACAAAGGGGCATGGGCTGAGTTCAGACATAATAAACCAGTTCCTAACAACTGGGAAAGAAATGCTGAGATACAATGTATAGCTAATACACCTGCTGGTCCATATACTGCTAGTAAAGGTTCTGAGTTGAATAGTTATACAGCAAGTCATGCTGAATACTTCTTTGTAGACCAGAATATACTTACACTTCATTCACCAGATATTGAATTTGATGAAGGAGTTCAGAACTTAGATTCATCAGGTCTTAAGCTAAGAATAGTAGGTGTAGTACCTATTACAGCTAATGCTTCTGAAATAGATATACAGACCTCAACTCCTGCTAATGATACAAGCAAGATGGGATTCTATAAGGAGACTATAGGTTCTGAGAATAATTCATATCATGGATTGAAGAATCTTATCTCTGGTGCATTCTGGTTTGATAAGATGACTAATATGAAGAATGTAGATGATGACCACGGATATACAGAATCATTCTTTGTATATGCTTGGCATAGAAATGGTTCTCTAAATAATCAAGGTCCTGTTACTGAGGGTTCTAGAACTGCAATGCTTGATAAGAAGAAGATTTCTAACTTGAAATTCTCCTCATTCTCAAAATATTTTAATGAGCCTTGGCTGGCATATAAGGCTAATGATGCAACTCACACTGGCATTACTGGTGTTAGTATATTCAACTCAAATGAACAATCTTTAGTAAGAATACCAGCCCCTGCTAACTCAAATCTTGGAGATTTGAACTATTATGGTAATGTAGATAAAGTAATTGCAGCAACTAGAGTTGATGATGCTTATTCACTTACATTTGATTTCTCTGATGGCCCAAAAACTGAGGAATTCAATAGAAAGAATGGTTATCCTATAGTTGTGACTGGCGTTAATACTGCTGAATCTTTTGCTCATCAACTGTTTACTGGAGGTACATTCCCTATACAGTTTGTAAAGAGAAGTGATGGTGCTACTCTTACAGAAGTACCTAATGGTACTGATGCTGTAAGAATGAAGTATAAATCAACTCCTCATGCTGTATTTGCATTAAACTATGCTACTGATGGCAGACAGATAGTAATGCCTACTAATAGAGAGACTGACTATACAGACTATTGGAATGTTAATGATGCTAATGTAACTAAAGGAGGTGTTAATCACTTCTTCTGGAATCCTACAGCTAAATCTATTAGTGAAAGTGAGACTCAGATAAATGATGGTGTATTTCAAGATGTAATCTCTGAATATACAAGTAACCTAACGGATAATAACTATAGTTACTTATATCTTGCAGAGTTATATAATGATAATATTACTAATAGATTTGGTGGTCAGACAGAAGAAGCATTTGAGAATAATATATGGCTTCCTGGTGGAGAGCCTATTAATCTTCTTAATGCAGATGGAACTCCTGTAAGTTATGCTAGCCTTACATATACAGAAGGTGATACTTTTCTTGAAAGATATGACTGTCTTAAGACATACTCTTATACCCTTGAGGACCAGAATAGTGTTACTGAGATTGTATCATTCATGTGTGAGACAAGAGTAAACATTGAAGGTAGATATGATAGAAATAGAGGTCAGCTCAATAACTTGACAATGACTCCTGAAAACTTCAACAAAGTAAACAAGGTGTATAGTCAGAAGAATAACTTCTTTAACTATAGAGGTATCAATCATAGTAAGTTTAACCTAAACTACTTCCCTAATACAGTTACTTGGACTAAGGAGAAGCAATTAGGTAGCATTATTGATACTTGGACTAATATTACTATGGCATCTACCCTAGACCTTGATGGAGATAAGGGTGAAGTAATATCATTGAATACTTATAACAATGAGATATTCTGCTTCCAAAGAAAAGGATTCAGTAACATCTTATTTAACTCAAGAGTACAGATACCTGCATCTGATGGTATGCCTATTGAAATCACTAATGGTATGAAAGTTAGTGGTAAGAGATATGTTAGCAATACTATAGGATGTAGTAATAAGTGGTCTATAGTTGAGTCTCCTTCTGGTCTTTACTTCATTGATAATGAAACTAATTCAATGTATCTGTTTAATGGAGAAGTGAAGTCAATCTCAGATAGTCTTGGTATGAGACAATGGGTTAATGAAAATAATACTCATATAAACTGGAACCCTGTTACTTATGAGAACTTTAGAGGATTCTATGATAAGAATAACAATGATGTGTACTTTGTTAATAACAACTGGTGTCTATGTTACTCAGAGTTAATAGGTCAGTTTACTTCTTTCATGAGTTATGAAAGGGTTCCAGCTATGTTTAATGTAGGCAGTGAATTCTATGCTTTCAATAACAACAAACTATGGCAACAGTTTAATGGTGATTACAACATGTTCTTTGGTCAGTATAAACCTTATAGTATTACTGTAGTAGCTAATGCTGATGAGCCTGCTGATAAGATATTCAATACTGTTGAATTTAGAGCTGATGCTTATGATGGTGATAACCTTGCTCCTACTAAAACTTATGATACACTTGATGTATATAATGAGTATCAACATGGTAGAGTAACATTAACTGACTTAAATGGAAGACCTTCTCCTTTAAAGAGAAAGTTCAGGATATGGAGAGCTAATATACCAAGAGCTAATACACCTATTAATGGTATTCCAGCTAATAATAGAGATAGAATTAGAAATACTTGGGCATATGTTAAACTATCAACTGAAACACCTAATACATATAGAACAGTGTTCCATGATATGACAATACATTACTTTGTATAATAATAGTTAGGGTAGATAAACTAATTTAGTTGTCTACCCTTTCTTTTTTATTTAAAGGCTTTGTAATCTCAATAACTTTACTTATATTTGCAACAAATTAAAGATATGCTATGGCTAACAAGAGAATTATAAGAAGAAAGAATAGACCATTAAATATATTTGCAGATGGAGGGCCAGTTGGCAGTCTTGCATCCCTAGCTAATACAACTGACTTATCTAAGATTACTACATTAGGTCAAGGAGGTGCATCAGGTTCTGTAGGAATGCAATCAGTTGGTACTTCTGCCAGTGGAGGTGGTGGATTTAATATGGGTAGTATTGGGGGTATAGGTTCCTCTGTTGGAACTATAGTAAATGCAGGTCTATCTAATGCTCAGATAGCTGATACTAGTGCTCAAGAAGAAGGTATTAAAGCTCAAAAGAATATGGTAGTAGGTGCATCATCAAACGATGAACTTATGAGTGAATGGGGTTCTTGGAACAAATCTAAAGATGACTATACATGGAAGGATGTTAGAGGTGGAAGTACTGGTCAGCGAATTACTAATACTATTGGAGCTGCTGGTCAAGGGGCTGCTGCTGGAGCATCTGTTGGTGGTCCAATTGGTGCTATTGTAGGAGGTGTAGTAGGCTTAGGTTCCTCACTTGCAGGTTGGTTTACTGGTAACAGAAAAGCTAAGAAGAAAGCTAAGAAACTTAATCAACAAGCTAAAGAAGCTAATGAAAGAGCAATGAGTTCATTTGAACTTAGAGCTGATAATATAGATAAACAGAATGACTTCAATCTATTAGCTAACTACTCAGCATTTGGTGGTGTGCTTGGGGGAGGTGCTATTGACTATGAATTGGCTACTAAAGCTTTAAACAATAAACAATTAGATGCTATGAGTAAATTCAGAATGCCATCTATGCCCAACTCATTTGAAGTATCAGAGTTTGGTGTAGATTACTTTGCAAAGGGTGGCAACTTATCCAGAGATAAGGACTATGGTTCCAAGAAGAAACCATATCCAATGGTTCCTGCTGATGACTTTGCAGGTCCACATAGAAGCTATCCTATACCAACTAAGGCTAATGCCAGAGATGCACTTAGATTAGCAGGACTTCATGGTGATAGTAGTGTTAGAGCTAAGGTATTAGCTAAGTACCCTTCACTTAGAAAGAAGGCTTTTGGTGGAGAGTTATTTAATACTAATTCTATAATTGGTGGTAGCTTAGGTTCTAATATTCAAAATGCTATTGCACCTGCTCAAGAACAAACTTTAACTGTTTCACCTATGAATACATTCAAAGATGGAGGTGGTATTCATATTAAGAAAGCTAATAGAGGTAAGTTTACTAAATACTGTGGTGGAAAGGTTACTTCTTCTTGCATAGCTAAAGGTAGAAGAAGTAGTTCACCTGCTGTAAGAAAGAGAGCTACATTTGCAGCTAATGCAAGAAAGTGGCACGCAGATGGTGGTTACATGGGGTATAGTTATGATGAAAACTATGCACCTATAGGTACTTTATATACAGGAGCTTATGACTCTTTAACTACTCACCCAGATGCTCTAACTAATGGTGGAGTATTTAGTGATGGAGTTACAGTAGTAGGCGAGGGTGGAAGCCATGAAGAGAATCCTTTAACTGGTGTGCCAATGGGTGTAGCACCTGATGGTCAACCTAATTTAGTTGAAGAAGGTGAAGTAATCTTCAATGATTATGTGTTTAGTAATAGATTACATCCTAGTGAAGAGTTACTTAAATCAGTTAATCTTCCATCTAAATACAAGGATAATACCTTTGCTTCTATAGCTGAAAAGATTAATAAAGAGCCTAAAGAAAGACCTTATGACCCTATTGCTAGGAGAGGTTTACTTGCAAATATGTCTAAGTTAATGCAGGCTCAAGAAGAAGTTAAAGCTATAAAGGAAGCTAAGACAGAAGGAAGACAGTTTGCTTATGGTGGTGATACTGATTGGGACCCAACTTTATTAGATGACTCACCTTTTACATGGGAAGACTATGTGGCATCTCAAGGAGATGCAGATACTAAGCCTAATGATACTCAACCTTCTAGTACTAGAAAAGGTATAGGATTAGATGCTCTTAGATATGCACCTGCTTTAGGTGCTGGTGTTGGAGTAATATCAGACCTATTTGGATGGACTAATAAACCAGATTACAGTAATGCTGATATGATTGTAGATGCAGTAAGCGGATTACCTACTATTGAAGCTGAACCTATTGGTAACTATCTATCTTATAATCCATTTGATAGAGACTTTTACATTAATAAGCTCAATCAACAATCATCAGCTACTAGAAGAGCTTTACAAAATACATCAGGTGGTAACAGGCTTAATGCTCAGGCTGGAATACTTGCTGCTGATTATAACTATGGTCAAAGCATAGGTGATTTAGCAAGACAAGCTGAGGAATATAACTTAGCTCAAAGAGAAAGAGTTGAGTCCTTTAATAGAGGTACTAATCAATATAATAGTGAGTCTGCACTTAGAGCTGCTGGTATGAACCAACAGAACAGAGAAATGAAGCTTAGAGCTATAATGCAAGCTGCTGGTATGAGAGAAGAAGTAGGTGCTAGAAGTAGTGCAGCTAAGAGTGCCAACTTAACAAACTTCTTTGATAGTTTAGGTGATATTGGTAGAGAGGAGTTCAGTAGAAATATGATTGAATCCAATCCTGCACTTGGCTATACTATTGATAGAAGTGGTAAGGTTAGATACAAGAAACCTAAGAGTGGTACTAAAAGTAAAAAGAAAAGTAAGGGAGGATATTTGACTTATGGCAAGTAGATATATAGTAAACAATAGTAAGTTTAAGCCTTTCTCTTATGCAGAAATGCTTGCTCCAGTACAGATGGCTGATACTGAACACAAGCTTATTGAAGAAGGTTTAGGAGAGATGTCTGCAAAGGCAGGTATGTGGGATAAGTTAGCTGACCAGCAAACTAGTCCTGTAGCTTATGCACAATATAAAGCCTATGCAGATGACTTGACTAAACAAGCAGACCTCTTAGCCAGACAAGGTTTAACACCAGAAAGTAGAAGAGGTTTGTTAAATATGAAGAGAAGATATGCTAGTGAAATAACTCCTATTGAATTAGCTGCAAGTAAGAGAGAAGAGTTAACTAAGGCTCAAAGAGAAGCTATCCAAAGAGACCCTTCTTTAATGTTTGATGTTAATTATGGTACTGCATCTATTGATGATTTATTGAATAATCCTAATGCTACTTATAATACTATCAGTGGTTCAGAATTAACTAAGAGAGCTAGTACAATGGCTCAGAACTTGGCTAAGACTATTCAAGACAATCCTCAGTATTCATCTATACTTGGTGGGCAGTACTTTCAACAAATGCAGCAGCTTGGTTATAGTCCTCAACAGGTTATGCAGACTATAATGAATGACCCTAATGCTCCTAAAGAATTGAAGCAAGTAGCTGATACTATATGGCAGGAATCTGGTCTTGATACATGGGACCAAGCTACTCAATCAAGAGCTAGAGACTATATTAATGCTGGTTTATATGATGCTATTGGTACTCAAAGATATGATACTCAAGCTAATAGAGGTTATATGAGTCCTGCTGAGTCTGCTAGATTAGAGATGGAGAAAGAAAGATTTAACTTAGCTAAAGAACAAGCAGCTAAAGATAAGAGTACTATTCCTCTTCAAGATGGTTCTGTAATCAGAGCAATTGGTGGTGGAAAGGCACTTAGAATATATCCAGATGGTAGAGTTGAAAACTATGCTGGTAATAGTGGAATAGCAGGTGCAGGAGTTAAAGATGCAGCTAAGAGAGGTGATAAGCCTATTATCATTGCTAATACCAATGGTAAATGGAGAACAGGTGAAAAGGGAGAAGATGTAAAAGGTACTTGGTTTGGTATGACTAGAAGTAATGCTGCATCTACATGGGGTAACTATACTCTTGACAATGTGAATGTCAATGATATAGTAACTAACTACAATGAAATACCTAAGGGTGCTCTTGATGAAATGTTGAAAGTAGCTAAAGAACAAAATATAGACTTAGATTTATATGATGTAGTTAGAGTGAAAGCTTCTACTGGTAGAGCAGCAGGTGACTATGATTATGTATTAATGCCTAAGCAAAATATACCTCAAGCACCTATAGCAGCTCCAGCTACTCCACAAGTAGCTGATAGTATCAATTTTGATGTAAATACAGGATTATAATATGGAAGGATTAGAAGGACTAAAGGGTTTAACAGCTCAAGATAGACAGAACTGGGAGAAGGAGTATTCCACTAAGATAAAGGGGCTTACTCCTGACCAGACTGAAAGAATGTATAGAAATGTCAAGTTCAAGGAGAAGTTTGGTAATAGGCCAGACTATAATATAATTAAGAATTATACTCCTGAACAAAGAGATAGTCTATACAATGAAGACTTGTTTAAGATGCAGCCTCTAGAAGCAGAACATACTGATGAGGAACAAGTTAAAGCTATTGGTAAAGCCTTTGAGCAGGGTCAACAATTTCAAGAAGAAGCAACTAAGCTTGATAGTATTTATAACCAATGGCCTGCTAGAGGTAGAAAGGCCCTTGATGAATTTGATAAGATAGCTGATAATGTATCTCCTTATTATAAGAGATACAAGAACACTGAATACTTGCCTTTCTCTGATGAAGAGAAGTATAAGATAGCAGCAGAATACAATGCTGCTAAGGCTGCTTATGGAGAGCAGGAAGCTAATAATATACTTAGAAGGAAGATGCAAGATACTGCATCAAAGAACCAAAGTGTATTTGAGAAGTTCTGGAATGGATTTAAGGGTATGGGTGCTCAAACAGCAGGTGCTCTAATAGGTACTGCTGGCATGGTTAAAGGTGCTATTGACTATGTTGGTGATGAAAGAAATGAAGACATTGATAATGCTTTCTTTGATTTCATGGACCATGTTATAGATAACAGTTGGACTAGGTATGGCAATGATGTAATGCAGTATGGCAGCTTATTTGATGCTAATATTCAAGAAGCTAAAGAGAATGGTGGTATGTCTAACATACCAGTAATTAGAACACAAGCTGAGGAACAAGGTACTATTCTTGATAACTTACTTAGTGTCAATACTATACCAGAACTTATTAATCAGCAAGGTTTTACAATAGCATCTATGCTTACTGGTGCTGGTCTTTCTTCTATATCAAGTAAGGCATTTCAAGGTGCCAAAGGTTTGACTATGGCTGCTGATAGGGCAGGTGCTTTAACTAACCTTGAAAAGGTTAATACTATACTTAAAGGACTCCAACAAGTACAACAAAAGACTAATGCTTTCCTTATTCCTGCAATGGTTGGTACTGTTGAAGGGGTAAGTGAAGGTCTTAATACTAAGATACAGTTCCTTGATGATGCTAAGCAAATGATTGCTGAAACACAAGCTAAGGCAGTTAATGATGAGTTCAATAAGAGATTACAGAACCCCGAAGAACTTAGCAGACAAGGCTATAATCCACAGGATGCAAAGTCTATGGAGAAACTATATAAAGATATTTATGATAGTTATGCTCCTAGATATGAGGAAGCTGTTAAGAAAGCAGAGGTAAATGCAGCTAAGGCAGGTGTATATAACATGGGTCTTAACTCCATGATTAATGGTGCTCTTAACATGACACTAAAAGCTGGTCTTCAAACTCCTTCTGTGCAAGAAGCTATGAGAAGAAGTAGGTTAGGTAGGTTATTTACACCACAAGACTTTAGAGTAGAAGCAGGTAGAGTGGTTCCTTCTTATGGAAAGATAGGTAAAGTACTTAATGTACTTCAAGAACCTGCTGGTGAGTTCACTGAGGAATATCTTCAAAGTGTATCTGATGCCTTTTCAAGAGGTGGTGCTGAGTATAATCTACAGAACTTTATTACTAATAAGTATAAAGGTGATGGTAAGGATGCAGTAGATGAATCTCTTGCTAATGACTTCTTTGCAGCTAGTAGAGCAGCAGGTGATGCAATGATAGATAAAGAGACTATTCTCTCTGGTATCTATGGTGCTTTAGCCTCTGGTATGGGTACTCCTACTATTAATAATAGAAGAGGTCCTGCTATCAGAAGAGAGGATGAGTCTAATCTTAGTTATGCTATGAGAAGGTCTCCTATTACATATAGAAATCCTATATGGGAAGCTATTCAAGAGCAAAAAGAAGCTAGTGAAGAAAGGTCAACTGCTGCAAGTATAATGACTGATTGGATACAAGACCCAGCTAATAAATCTAAGTATGATGGACTGGTTGGTACTCTTAACTGGGCTAAATCTATGGATGAAGCATCAGGTAGAAATGATGAATTTGACTATAGAAACAGTGAATTAGGTAAGACTATTAATGATGTTATGACTCTTGAGAAACTAAGAGGAACAGACTATTATAACTCATTTATGCAGGACTTGATTAGAACTGCTAACCTTGAAGAAGGTTCAGAAGAAGCTCAAGCTTTAGTCCAACAATTCAAGAATGCACCTAACAACAGAGATATTGAACAAGATGATTCTCAGATACTTTCTACTATAAAGAAGAATAGCAATAGACTTCTTGATACTATGAGCAAGATAGCTACAGAATCTGAAAGTATTGATAAGATGTTAGGTAATGCTGCTGATGAAGATACTAAACAAGCTCTTATTTATGGTAAGTTAAGTGTTGATTCATGGAGAGAAAGAGCTACACAGCTTGAGAATGAAATTAGTAGCATCTCTATTAATCCTACTACTTCAAGTAGCCTTAGTGACACACAGAGAGATTTGTTAATTAACTATGGTTCATTAGGTAAAGCTCATTCTGAATATCAGAAACTGAGAGAAAAGATTGGTGAATTAGAGACTGATATAGCTAATATTAATAGTAGAAAGAACTTAGGAGTAAAAGAAACTGAGACTCTTAGAGCTAAGAAAGTAGCCTTAAAGACTTTAGAAAAGCAAGCTAAAGCTATTGCTAAAGTAGGTGAGACTATTGAGGGTAATCCTGTACTTAGTGAAACTGATATAATGCAGCTTAATCCCACAGATAGAGCTACCATCCTTAACCCTGAGAATAAGAATAAGTATAGTGAAGAACAACAATCTATTATAGATAATGTAATAAGAGAAGGTACTTTACAATACAATGATTTCATGGATAAGGTACAAGATGCTGGTAGAATTAACTTGGCTCAACAAGCTTATTTAACTCAATATAACAGCATACTTAGTAACCCTGCAAGCTTTAATGCTTTTGTTAATAGAATCAAGCAACAAGTTGCTGATGATAATACAAAGAAGAAGTATGAATTCTTGAATGGAGTACAGGACTATGCTACTTTTGTCAAAGGATTAGATAAAGCATATAGAGAATCTGATGTAAGAGAAAGACAGGTTATCAGAAACATACTTAGTGAGAATGAAAACTACAAGAGATACCTTGAAGATAATAAGAACCTTGAGGGTATGTTTGACCAGTTAGATTCTAATGATAAGTTCAAAGAACTTGATAAGAATGATAGAAATGTCATAATGACTACTATGCAATTCTTAGTTGATAGAGGTGTTAGTCCAACTGATGTTACAGCATTAGCTGCACTTACTGCACAAGATGAGAATGGTACTCCTGCTTTGCTTAACTATATTGATGAAGTTAATGGTAGATTGCCTAGTGATATGCAATTAACTCCTGCAAGTATAGAGGAGATTGTACAGACTTACAATGATATAATAGGTGAGCATACTAAGAACATCAATGAAGTTGAAGTTGTTAACAAGCCAGTAGAAGTAGCTCCTACAACTACAGAAGCATCTAAGCCTCCTGTACAAGTTGGTATCTTTGGTCAAATACAACAGAATCCTGAAATGGCTGCTGATAAAAACCTTAAAGAAGATACCTCTGCACCTGCTAAACCAGGAATCTTTGGTGATATTCAAAGTAATCCAGATTTAGCTAGAGGAGTAGCACCAGAGTCTACAACAGATACACCTACAACTGATTTAGTTGACAAGTACAAGGTTAACAGTAATGAAGAAGTAGCTAATAGCGTGCAGACAGGACTATCTATTATTGATAACTCTTCAAGTATTTATGATGATGTTAAAGAGCAAGCCACTCAAATTATAGATGAACTTGGAGATAGTGAGTATGAAACTCCTACTGATTTAAGTGAAGCTATTATGGCTAAGGCTAATCAGCTACAGGCACAAGTACAACAAGGTGGAGATAATAATGATAAAGCATCATCATTATTAAAGCAGGTTGCAGCTAAGATGAAAGTTAAATCTGAGACTTCTACTACTAAAGTTGAAAGAGCTGAAACACCTTCAACAGTAAGTGAAGAGAGAAGAAACAACAGTATGATAACAACTGCTGATGTTGATAGACATCCTCAATCTGTTGTAGGTCAAGCATCTAAGAACTTTAAGATGAATGACTATCTTAGAAAAGGTCATATTACTCCTAAAACTCCTATCATGTTTGTTGCAGACCCCGCTATTATAGCAGGTGTTAAACAAGAAATGGGGGAAGCTTATAATGAAAGTGACCATCTCCCTATAATGGCAGTTGTAGAAGATAGTAATGGTCCTATTATTATAGGTGATAAGAAGTACCAGCCTATTGGTTTTATGCCAAGAACAAGTGCTAATTCACAAGGTGCAGCTAGAATGGAACCAGTTAGATTGGCTGGTTTAACTCAGCAAGATGGTACTTTATTGAAGGATAAAGATGGCAAGGTTATTACAACCAATGGTTATGTAAGAGCTAATCCACCTGAGCATACTAAGGCAGGTACTCCTAATACTTTGATACATACTATCATGAGTAATGATATGGATGCTGAGTCCAGAGCTAAGATGAATGATGTTAACTTGCCTATACAAGAAAGACAGTCTATTTATAGAAAGTTCAAGAACAGTATCTTACCTAATATCAGAAGAGTTGCACAAGATGCTAAGGGTGAGAGAATACATTTAGCTTATTTCACACCTAATATGAAGGGTGGAGAACAAGAGTTTGAGTTATATGTAACAACTCCTCAAAACTCCTTCTCTAGAGCAGGTAAACCAATGGCTCAAGTATTAACTGAGGGAACTCCAGAAGAAATACTAAAAGCTAATAGTAGACTTCATAGATATGGAAAGACACTTGAAGAGTTCTTCAAGAAGAAGCCTTTTAGTGATAATGCTAGGTTCAAAAGAGAGAATGGGGTGTTAGTACCAGTAGGTGAAAGTGCATCTAAGTTGCAGACATTAGGTGAAAGTCTGACTAAGAAGTTAAGTAACTATATTACTATTCCTAAAGGATATGAATATGTACTTACTCCTACAGAAGAGATGCTTGAAGGTAATAGAATGTATCAATTAGCTTTAACTAATGGTGCTAGTACTATACCTTTAGCCAATGTAACTAATGGCACAATGACTGATGAAACTAAAGCTCAAGCTATTAAGAACTTGTTCATTGATGGTGGTAACTTTAGATATGAGGGTACTCAACCATTTGCTAAGTGGCAAGTTAATTATAATGACTTTGGTGCTAAAGAAGGTGAGTCTGAGGATGCTAGAAAGGCTAGATTAGGAAATGCTAGTGATATATTTGATGATAACATACTTGAATCAAGTAGAACTTCATTGAAGTACACTATCAGAGGTATTGATATTAATAGTCCATTCAAGCAAGATGGTAGCAGAACACCATCACCTACACCAGTAGTTGCTAATCAAGTTAATGCTACAACTAGTAAACCAATTGATACTCCAGTCATTACAGCTACTGACCAAGTGAAAGTAGGTAATGCTATAGTTGATAGTGAGTCTGGTGCTGTATTACAAGGTGAAGTTAAACCTGTATCTAATCCTGCTGTTGATAAGGCTAGAGATATAGCTAATAGAATAGTTGAAGATAGTAAATCTATTAGATTAGCTGATGATAATTCTGGTTATGTTGATGAAGAAGGAAGAAGATATGCTAGAGTTACTTCCATCATTCAAGCTGATGAACTAGCTGGTGAAAGATTTGACCCTAATAGTCCTTGGATTACACCTTCAACTAATATAGGTACTTCTGTAGATGAGTTTGTAAGAGACTTCTTTGCAGGTGAGTTTACTGGAGAAGATGGTAAGTTATCGAATGACTACTTATATGATTATCCTAATGCTACTCAAGCAGAATGGAGAGCTTTTGCTAATCAGTTAGTAGGTCTTAAGAACTACCTTGATGCTCAAGGTCTTACAGTAATTCCAAGGGATGTTACTGTTACAGGAACTGTTAAAGTAACTGATACACAAGGTCAGGTACATGAAGTACCAGTTGCTGGAACTCTTGACTTACTTGCTTATGATGCTCAAGGTAACTTTCATATCTTTGATATGAAGACTAATAGAAGCGGTATAAGTGAAGAAAAGAGAAAGAAGTATGCTAAACAAGTCTCAATGTATCAGAAGTTCATTGAAGATAAGTATGGTATTAAGGTAGCCTCACTTAACATTATACCTATTAATGTTACCTATCCTGCTCCTGTAGGATTTAGAGATGGAAAGACCAAGTATGAAGTTAGTGAAGGAAACCAACTACTTGCTAATGGTAAAGAGTACAAAGACTCTAAACCTATTCTCGAAGAAGTAGGTTCGGTACCATTCACTGATGTAAATATTCAATATGATAAACTTACTGATAGTGAGAAGCAAATGATTACTGATATGTTACCAGCAGGTGTAGAGGTTGAGAAGACTGAAATAGTTGAACCAGAGACTGTAGTTAACAAGAACCTTGGTCTTAAGATGGGTAGAGTTAAGAATAGATTTGCTAAGCCAGCTAAGAAAGGTAACCTAGTTACTCCATCAGCTAATAACTGGGAGTCAATTAGTGATGATGTTAGGCAAGCTGCTATACAGTTAGGATATACCAAGGAATCTTGGAATAGCATGACTGAGGATGAGAAGCAACATCAGAAAGAATGTCTGAGTTAAATATAACTAAGATAAAAAAAAAAGAGCTAGGGGGATTAACCTCTAGCTCTTTTTGTGTTTTATTACTTGGTAAGATTAGTTCTACCATACTGATAACTCTGTGCTGCTTGATATGGATTTTGCATCATTAAGTAGCTTCTCCAATAGGGAAGCATTCTCTCAACTTTGTGTGCCCATTTCAAATCACCTTTCTCATAAGTACCTCCACTTGACTTATACTCCTCTTGAGTAGCAAATAGTGTAACTATATTAACTAAGTCAGTAGCCAAACTAAAGCCAACTGGTGATATATTAGTAACTACTGGAGCCTCTTTAACAAACCCCCAAGGAGTATTGAAAGCAGCTTGTTCACTATATAATCTACTAGCTGCATAATACAGGAAACCCATAGCTTGGTCAGGTTCTTCATCATCGTCATCATCAGGCTTAGCACTTAGCATCTTAAGTAAAGTTAGTGCTACAATAACTGCCATATCTGCCCAGTTTCTTCTCATATTATAATACTGATTAGCTGAGAAGCCAGCATCAAGCATCCTTTGCTGAGTAGTCTTAGATACTGGAGTTAGGATAGCTCTAGCTGTTAGACCAAATCCACCTTTATCAGTGAATGTAGATGCAATTACCTTAGCAAGAGTTCTCATAGAGCCTTCTGTTTCCCCACCTAAAGCTACACTATAAGTACTAACACCAAATCTTCTTTGTATCATACCTAAAGCATACCCTCTCATGGCTAACAAAGCATTACCATAGACATTCTGTTGAATAGCTACTTTATCTGCATTGTTATAGATACCGTGCATTCTATTATTGATTTCTCTAGCTCTGTCCATGAATCTAGACTCATCATCTATACTCCATTCTCTTAGCTCACCAGTCTCAGTATCAACATACTTAACACCTTGCTTCATAGCTAAAGTCTTACCTAATTCAGGTTTAGTTTCATCTATAGGAACTACTTGATAAGCATTGTATAATGAAATAGGATTACCATTTTCATCTACTAGCTTAGTCTTATTAGCTAGTGCTAAGAAGGCCATAGTCTGCATGTAGTGCTCACCACATTTATAAGGTAAGAATAGATTCTCACCAACAGGATTTAACTTAACCCATTTAGATTTATTGGTGAAGTATTCTCTTTCTTTCTTCTTATTTTCATTAAGAGTATTGAACTGTCTAATGAATAAGCTTACCTTATCTTCCTTAACATCATCACCAGCATGTAACCAGTTAGATGGCAGTGACTTCCAATAGGTTAGATTAGCTCTTTCCCAGTCTTTCACACTAAAGAATTCACCTGCTAAAGCCTCTTTGAATATTTCAAGACTTCCAGTACCAACATTAACTGCACCACCAAGAACATTACCACCTAAGAAGAACTTTGATGCAAGACCAGTAAAGAAGCCTACTATCTTATTTAGCACAACTTTCTTACCAATCTTTATCTTGGTAGTATTAATGCCATACACTTGCTTGTCTAAGAACTTCTGGTATCTCTTATAGGCTCTGGAAGTTTCATCTCTCTCTGACTCAGGCTTAACCCCTCCTACAGCTCTCCTCTTCAAGACATCTTTACCAATCTCAAGAGTACCTGCTATACTTGAAATACTTGCATAAGTATGAGCCATACCTGCATAAGCTAAGGTAGATTGGAACAAGTCTGTACTAAGTTCTCCAGTATCTCTTAACTTATTGATACCATAGATAGGAACTCTGTTTAACTTCTCTTTTTCAAACTCAAGCTGATTAGAGAACATATCTTCCTCTATTGTATTATAGGTTTGGTCACTACCAAAGTCTCTATCTTCACTATCTTCAACAAAGGTATCAGCCATATTTCTTCTCAAAGTATAACTAATAGCTTTACCAGTTCCCTCCGTCATTCTTCTATTCCTAATCTTATTCATAGTAGTGCCTTTGAATTGAGGCATTCTATAAACATTAGTACTACCATTAGGCAAGAAGCCATCAAGTTCTCTCTTAAGGTTCATGTATTTATTTAACCAACCCTCTCTCCTTGTTCCTGCTATAGTTCTAGCATATTGCTCACTTCTATAGTTATTATTAGGATACCATCTTTGCTCAATCATATGCCATTGGGAGTGTTGTTTATGCCATGACTTAGCTTGAGGTTTGAAGAACTGGTCCCAAAGCAGACTCTTTTCAAAATCAGACTTACCATCAAGGTTATTGTTAGCATAGAAGTTATCTCTTGCTTCTTTCTTGAATGCAAGCCAATCATCTTCATAGTCTCCCCATACAAACTCTGATACAATGTTACCTGTTAATTTGCCTGTTCTTGGGCTAACTTCACAGAATATATCAGTGTTCTTCTCACCAATATCATGCAAGTCTTTCTCCAATCCTCTAAGTCTATCTTGTGATTGAATAGTCATATCATCAGCATATTTATTAGCTAACTTAACTGCTCTATCTGCAAGCTGACCTATTACATCAGAGTTGTTAGACATTGATGCAAGGATTGATTCATGAATACTAATATCCTTTTCCATGTATCTAAGTAAATCCTCAATAGGAACTCTTTCAGCATTAACCCACTTAAGTCCTCTTTGTCCTTTCTTCCAGTCAAAGATTACTCTTGAAGCTCTTTCTACATAAGTGGAACCCATAGCATCTTCAAGGAATTTTAAATAAAACTCTCTCTGTTTGATTTCAAGATTACTTAGTAACCTATCATCACCATTAATAGCTTCATTCAAGTTTCTCCTAAGAGTCTTGAGTCTATTCATTGTATCTTCACTTACATTCTGTAACTTCAATCTAGAGTCTTCTGTAGTGGTTGCATCCTTTACAATCTTAATTAAAGCCTGTGCATTTGTGACAAATGTACCTACTTCTCTTAATAAAGCTGCATTCTCTGGAGTAATATTGGCTACATTGAAATCAACTTTATTGAGCTTGTTAATCATCTCTGGTACAGTATCAACCATTAAGTCCATAGCTTCTGTTATACCATCTACTGCTATCAAGTCAGCAAATAGTGAAGGGCTATTACTTATTCTTCCTGCCTCAACTTGACCTGCTAATTGATTGTACTTGTTATAAAGAGACTTATCTATAGCCCTCATTTCTTCTGTTTGACTTCTTAAGATGTTCAATATAGACTTGAAGGTAGTTACATTAACAGAGTCTTTAGCACTGAATAGAGTTTCTTGAGTTTCAAGAGCATTTTCTACAGTTCCCTGGAAACCAGGTGACATAAATCCTTGTGCAATTGCATCAGCAGTTCTTATAGCATCAAGTTTAGCATTAGCTATCTCATTACCAGTAATAGTATTGAATACTCTCTTAATTGTATCTACAATTCTACCTATCAATGATTGCCATGAAGCTCTCTTATCAATTTCACCATTGATTGCTTTACCAACTAAATAACCAGCAACCTCTCTTGCAGGATTACTTCTATAGGCAATAGTGTCATACTCCTCACCCATAATAGCTTTCTGTACATCAGGTGTAAGCACTCTCTCAAGTCTCTGAACTAAAGGATTATTACCTAATGCACCTACAGCAAAGTGACCTGCTTCCTCAGATAAGCTACTATCAACTTGTTCATTATTAGCTACTTTAATTAGCTGATATAAACTATCAGCAGTCCTAGTTGCATTAATAGTACTATATCTACCATTAACTCTATCACTTGCATCCATGAAGCTGTAGTCAACACCAGCTCTATTAAGATAGAATTTAATCCTTTCTTGCAGACTTCTATTAGCTATATTATCATTAAGTTGAGCAGTATTAGTGCTATTCTTATCAACTATACTTAACTCTACCTTACCATCTGGTCTACTAATAATAGTAGCCATATACTTGTCATTGTATTGGCTAGCTCTATTAAAAGATTGAAGTTTAGGTACAGCCTCATTATAATCATATACCCCTGCACTAATATCTTTGTTAAGAGTTTGCTTTATCTTTTCATCACTTAACTTTAATTTAGTTAGTTGTCTCAAAGACTGAAAGGTTATCTCACCATTACTATCAAACTTAGCTTCATTAGCTACTCTACTTAAGAACTCAGGGCTTGTACCTACAGCATAATACTGCTTAGCTATTTCCCTATCATTGGTGTAATGTAGTAGTGAGCTAAAAAGCTCACTATCTACAAATTCACCTTGTTTGTTCTTTACTCTTGGAATTATACTACACTTATCCATATTAACAAATCTTATTACCTTCTTGGTCAGTTACATTATTAGCTTGTGCTTTCAGAGAGTTAATCGTATCAATCAAGTCTTCTCTACTAGCTTTACTTAGCATCTCTACTACCATATCTCTTTGAAGAGTATTATCAGCTTTAAGAGCTAAGTCAGTAGCCTCTTTTATTAGTTCTTCTGTAGTTAAACTTGTATCTGGTGTACTAACTACCTCAGGTTCAACAGATGTATTACCATTGTCTTGAACCTCAGTATCAGCTACCATACTTGTTGTAATTCCATTAGAACTGTATTGAAGAGATTTACCTGCATCACCTAAGGCATCTACTCTAAAGTAATCCATACTACCAGTAGTACTTTGATTAAATATATCTCCACCATTATTACACAGATATGCTACATCATCTATAACAATCACTGGTCTGAATACATCTATACCTTTATCTTCACTAGGAAGTAAGAAAGGGTTTGCATCTTTACCTAGCTTCTTTGCATTTAGTGTGAAACTGTTAACAGCTACACCCTTTTCAAATGCTAAGTTACTGATAATTTTACCACTTCTTCCTTTAGGATGAAGTACCAGTCTAGTGTTATCTAAGTGATTAAGCAAATACTGTTTAGCAAATTCTTGACTATTAACACCTATCCTACTCTTTTGCACTTCATTTAAGAAATCAACATAAGATTGAGGATTACCATTATAGTCATATCCTACTTGCACAGCTAACTTAACTTCTGTAGGAGCCAAGTTCATGAATGCCATAGGACTATAAGTAAAGCCTAACTTGTAATAGTTATATAAGAATAGAGATTGTGCTATCTCAGCAGTATTCTCATTTCTCATTAAGTCACCCCAACTCTCTTTAAGCTCATCCTTCTGATAAGGTGCTAAACCACCTATATCTTGAATGTTCATACTTACTTTACCAGTCTTTTCATCAGTTTGAAACTGCATATACTGGAATATAGGCATGGACTTCATTGTAGGATTAGCCTCAAGAATATTGAATAACCCTTCTGGAAATACCTCTGTAAAGTATTCTCTAGCTGTTACAACTTCACCAGCAGCATTAATAGGCATGTTTCCATTAAACAAACTATTCTCTTGCTGACTTAACATAAATACCATTAAGTCACTGTGTATGCTATTAATAGTCTCTGCATCAAGTAAGCCACTTCTAGTGAATCCTGCTAACTCTTCTCTAGCTTCTTTATAAGCCTTAGTGTTGTAAGGATAGAACTTATTGATTGCCTTTTCTGCTTTTCTATTCATATCATACATAGCTTGTTCATAAGCAAATGGATTTTCAAGTAGACTCTCCATATACTCTTGGTCACTCATAGCTAATGTACTACCTTCATTATTAATAGGTGAATAAATACCTTGTGCTACTTTCATCTCAACCTTAAGGGCATCAGCTTTCTTGAAAGACTTGACATATGCAGCTACTTTCATCTGTTGTGCATAGGCATCACCAAAGGTAGAACCTACAGCATTAGATGCAGTAAACTTAGTGTTTCTAACAAACTGAGAAACATCATTACTTGCCTCAAGTATCTTTCTGAATAAGTCAGCTACATGAATCTGTCTTTCAACAAACTCATCATCTCTCATTAGGTCTTTCTTATCTTCATTAGCACTTCTAACAATGTTGTATGCTAGCTGCTCTTTATCAAACTCCTCAGGTATAGCTTTATTTAATTCATCTTCAACCTCATAAGTATCTAATACATTATCTATCACAGAGTTAATATCAGACATACCATTATTAAAGCTGTATTCACATATATCCTTAATAATAGGTTGATTAAATAACAAACCAATATCCTCAGTTGTGAAACCAAGTCTTGCTAACATTGCACCAGCATCAGCAGTAATAGTATTTAGATTCAAGAAGTTAAGTACAGGGTCTTTAACAGCATCTACTGATGCAGCTAAGAACTCAGCAACATTCAAACTTGTATCTATCTCACTATTGTGTAATAAGTCTGCATAAGTCTTGCCTGCAAATGAGATAGCTTCTTTCAAATAGAATTCTTCCATCAAAGATGCAAAAGCATGATTAGTATTCTGATTAGCAAATATACCAATCAGCTTACCTGCAACATTATTCTGCTGATTGTAAGTAACAATAGTCATAGGGTCACTAGGGTCATAGTTAGGTTCTGGGTCTTCCAGTTTACCTTCATCTATAGCTCTATTAATACTAGAAAGGTCAACAGTGCTAGAGCTATGGTCAGCAATTACATTACCAAACATTAATTCTCTCATCACTCTAGCTGCCTTTGAAGCATTACTAAATCCACCAGGGGTATATCTATCACCAAAGGTTTCAACATCACTTAATCTCTGCTGAATTAGATGAATAAGCATGTTGTTTCTACTAGCCTTATTATTCTCTAATGGACTCTTACTAAAATCATACTCTTCAAATTTAATATAACCTCTATCAGCTACAAACTGATTAAAAGCTGCTTGATATGTATAAGGTAATCCAGCTTTCTCCCAATACTTATACAGCCTATCTAATGATTCAGTGTCCTCTTCTCTAGCTTCTTTAAGAACTGCCTTCAAATTAGGATATGTATCATAGAACTCTGACCATATATTCTTTACCTCCTCTGATGTAAGTTGTCTTTGTTGATACTCATTTCTCATAAAGTACAACTTATCAATATCAAAGTCAAAACCTGCAATAGTAGTTCCCTGAGGTGGTACTTTAATAGTACCTCCAGCAGTCTTATGACTGAATCTTTTCACTCTCAGATTAATCATTGAGTAATCTCTTTCAGTTGGAATTCTATATGCAAGTAAACTAAGTATATTAGGATAGGTCTTTTCAAGTAATGTATTACCATCTGCATCAACCTTTAATGTACCATCTTCATTACAGTAGGTTCCAAAGTCAAGAGCATGCTCTTTACCAGCATTATCAGTATAGGTCAAATCCCAAGGAATCTCACACTCAGCATACAGTATGTTATTAGGATTATTAGGGTCTGTTACATATCTCAAACCTCCATCTTCTTCATAACCAGTAATACCCATAGCAGATACTTGAACTGCACTACCACCTTTAATAGACTGTTTGTTTACCATCTTCTTGAAGAGACTAAAGAATAAAGCTGAGCTATCATGCTCTAATCCTCCTTCAAATAAAGGTATAGTAAACTCACCTTTAGCATTAAGACTATAAGCCATAATGTTATCTTTAGACTCCCTGCTGTTGTTAGCTGTAGTCTGAATTAGTCTATTACTTATCTTACCAGCATCTGATACTGCATTCTCAAATAGATGATAAGAATCAATGATATTAGCAGTAATAAGAGAATTATAGAACCTTACAAGATTACCACCATTCAACTTAACATTACCATACTTACCACCAAGATTAACTCTCTTTCCACCTATATAGCTACTGTAGTCTTTGAACCTTTCTACCTTAGCCATAATCAGCTTTCTTACCTGAGTACCAAACAACTGAGAACTGTTAATATGCTCTGGAACATTAGTCTGAATTCTATAGTCAGCATAGCTTAACTGATGAACATAACCTTTATTAAGGTGCTCATCTATGTTATCATGGGTTGCATTAGCTATATCAGTAGAACCAAATCCACCTACCTTAACAATCTTAGTAGAACCAATCATATCTATAGGCTCACTCTTACCAGTTTCAGGATTAACGTGCTCTTCCATCCAATATGCAATATCTCTTAACTTACTACCAGCAGGAAGAAGTTCAGGTATAAGAACTGCCTCAGCATACTTATGCTGAACAGGTATCTTTAACATATCTGCTCCATTGATACTATAGTTTTCAAAAGAGAATAAATAAGGCTTAATAGGTTGAAATATAACAGCTAAATCTGAGATAGACTTAATATCTTCCATTGATGGATTCTCATCTTTACCTATCTTTGACCTAATAGATTGTATCTGATTATAAGCTGCTTCCATTCTTTCATCCCACTTACCAGCCATACCCATTACTTTCTTATAACTTTCAAGTGTTCTATAGCCTTGACCATCTGTTAGAGTATTCTTCTTATATGACTTATATACATTAGAGTTCTTACCAAAGTGATTAGCAATTGCTGCCATAAACTCTGGGTCAAACTTCTCAGCATTTACATCAATATCATCAAAATAAACTACTCTTTCAATACCATCATTACTATATCTTTCACCTGTGAATGGGTCAATAGCTTCTACACTTAATGCAGAACCTGGGGCATGAATTTCCTTATATCTCTTCTGTAAGTCCTTGGTTCCCTTATAGAAAGAAGGGTCAATAGTCATCATTTGCAACTGTTGAATAGTAGCAAACTTAGTATTCCAGTAATAGTCTGCTAGCACTTGGTCTATAGTTCTATCACCTTTAACTTCTTGACTTAGATATACATACTGATTACCTGCTTGTTCAAGTACTCCTAAGTTATTCAGTTGTTGCTTAAACTTAGTAACAGCATCATCCATATATGCTCTAATAGCTTGCTTAACTGATTGTTCAAGGTTTCCCTCTTTAATCATTCCAGCATACTTAGGTTCATTTAGGAAGGGGAGTAGGCTAAACTTATCTTCATTCTTTGAGAAGTTGTCAATGGCCTTTATACCTTCCTCCTGCATCTTTTTATTAGCAGCTTTAGTTAACTCCATCCTTCTCTTCTCTTGAACATAGACATTGTACAAACCATCTAAGATTTCCTGACCACCATATCTCTTGGCTTTAATGAACTTAGCAACTCCACTATCACCAAGGATAAATACAGGATACCAAGCATATTGACTATTAGGACTAATCTGCCTTTCAGAGAAATACTCATTGAGCATCTGTACTGCGTGTTGCTTACTAGTGAAATCATCAAATGTAAGCTTATCAGTACCTAAGAATCTCTTGAATGTGAAGTTAGCAGCAAAGTTATCTTCTTTACTTAAATCACTATTATAGAGTTCTTCTATCCATTTGTTAAGTATCTTACCATTATACTGGAAGTATGAGGAATCAAGATAAGTAGTTTCAAGCATAGCTTGAAGTCCTCTCTTATCAGTAGCCTTTACAAAGCTAGCTATTCTATCAAATCTATCTCCCATGAATGATGGAATGACATTACTAAAGAAAGTATTATCACCATATCTTACTCTACTTTCAAGCTTTAAGCCTTCCCTGCTCTTAGCTACAATAGCAAGTACTTTAGTAATCTTCTCTCTCAGTACACCTTTCTTTTCATTACTGGAAGCTCTCTTGATTAACTCCTCATAACTAACATCCTTCCTTCCCTCTTGCTCTTCCTTAGTAAGTGTTAAACCAAACTTAGCAGCATCAAGTAATTCCTTATTTAATGCTCTAACATCTCTGTTCTTACTCATTATTCTATCTAAAGTCTCACCATCTATATCAATACCCAGTGATTCTGTAGCATCAATTAAGAACTGCTTTCTTTCAACCTTGGACATTTGCCAGAACTTAGATTTCTCAGTTATTCTCTCTGGTTGCGTAAGAGTGTCAATTATCTTATTTCTAATTCTCTCTACTCTTACTGGCATAACCCTAGTACTAAGACCACTCTTTTCAAAGATACTTCTAGTAGGATTAACTACCTTACCAAGTTTAACTGAGGTCAAGAATGAACTAAAAGGTTTATCACCTTTAATTCTATTAAGTAGAGCAGTCTTGTAAGTCTTAATTCTGCCATCTTGTTTCTCAGTCTGCATAGCATAAGGTTGGAAGTTCTTCTTGAAATCAGTATAGAACTGGGTTCTTACTAATGGATTCTCAAGCTCTTCCATGAATGGAGAGACCCACCCAGCAGTGCTACTATACTCTCTAAGAGCATTCATCATTTCAGTTTCACTGCCAACACCTCTAAGTACATCAAGTAATTCTTGGTGCATTCTTACAGGGTCTTGCATTACAGGGAAACCTAAATCATCAAGTACTGGTTGACCATCCTTATATTGAGGTGTTCTTCCAATAACCTTTCTTACCTGCTTTCCAATTGAGCCAAATGATGACTCAAATTCAGCTTGTTCCATCCAACCTTCTCTCTTTGACTCTTCCATGATGAACTTCTCAGTCATGTCATTATCATTGAAGTTGTTAGGATTAGCATCATCAGCAAAGCTAATGTCTTGTCCTATCTTAAGGTCTTCTGCTTCTCTAATTCTAATCTTTGCAAAGGATAGTAAAGCTCCCCAGTTATCAAATATCTTTTGATACTTAGAAGCTGTTTCAGTGTCTCCCTCTTGTACAGCATCACTATATTGTGATTGGAGAGTATCATATATCTCATTAAAGATGCCAGCTATACCACCAACTTGCTGACCATCAATAGTGAAACCAGCTACAATATCTCTTCTACTTACATTAGGGTTTTCCTCTTGAACAGCATCTACAATGTCTGAGAACATAGTAGAAATCATACTTATTCTATTGAACCTTTCTTCTGCACTAAAGTCATCCCTTAACTGTGTATAAGACACAGCAGGATTATTAACAGCATCAAGTATTCTCTTAGCATCTTCCTTACTAAGGCTTCTTCTGAACTCTACAAGAGTTTTAGCAGCTTCATCTATAGTTACAGAGCCTCCTAATTTCTCTCTCACACTCATAAGGATTCTTGGGAACTCTGTACCCCATTTACCTCTATCTTGAATATGGGTTAAGGTAGCTTTACCAGTTTCCAATAATCTTGTAGCAGCTTTAGGATTCTGTATAAAAGACTTAGTAATAAGATTCTCCATTAAAGAGGAAGAAACCTCATCCCACTCTTTAGTATTCAGGTTACTTATTTTTCTACCTATTGCTTTAGCTTGAGCACCTGTAGCTTTTTCCAAAGATGCTAATAGTGAAGCTTTAGTATCTTCATCTATATTAGCATAAAATAGCTTTTGGGCTTGGAAAGCTCCCTCAACTGTATTAAAGGAGCCAGCTACTGGACCATCAGGATTTTCACCAATACTAGTTACTACAAATGGTCTGTTTGCAAAATTACTTAAGTCAGCATTCTCATTAGTTCCAGCATACACATTTATTCTAGTATCAGAAGAAACTGTAGATAAGTTTAGTGTATTACCAGTCTTTTCCTGATACAAACCTCTAAGATTAGCAACTAAGTATTTATTCCATCCTGTTACCTTACTAGCTATTACATCATCCAGTCCTTTCACTGGAGTATAACAAGTCTTACTCATATAACATTCAATTAATTAGTTAATTACTTTGCAAAAGTAGAATATATTTTTTAAATAAACAAGAGAATAAGTCTAAAAGTTCTGCATAAAAAGCAGAATCTTTAGCAAAAACAAAAGGGTAGCTAATGCTACCCTTACTATTATTGGAAATTACAATGATGGAGGCAAGTACTCCTATTACATCTATTCTTATACTCTTCAAGTGTGATAAGCTCTTCATTCCAAGAATAATCATAGTTCTTTCTATCCCAACCATCAGGGTCTAACACCTTAGGATAAGGGTATAAAGACTGCCATTGTGCTGATGTTTTCTTTATTCCAATATCAGTTTTATCATTACTCAACAACATACTTTGTACCTCCAATAATTAGCCATTTGATAGTATTAATATTAACTGGTCTTATATTGTTATTGTCCTCTATGTCCATATCGACACAGTTATATCTGCCATCTCTACTCTCAAACTGAATCTTGAAGCCCCTCAGTACTCTATCTTCACCTTCTTCATAAGGAAGAATAGGATGTGTGATTAACTCTTCTGCAAATCTCTTTGCAGCATCAGCAACACCTTTCTTGCTCTTTTGAATAGTGTCAATTTCATTAGAGAAATCACTAATCAGTGTAGCAATCTCAGCATTCAGTTTCTTCTGAGACTTAGGGGTATCTTGCTTCTTAAAGCACACAGTAAACACTTGAGTACCATGAATACTCTCAAAGATACTTCTAATACCTAAAGTACCATCTTTCTTATCTTCTTTAGTTACCTTTACTTCATTGATAACTTCATCAGCAGATTCAAGATACTTCTCAATGTACATCTTATTAATATGTACACTATCACCACTTTCTTGATGCTTTAGTACTGTATCATTACCATAGATACCAGTCACTACATAGTGAGAACTCTCACTTAATACATCACCTACTTTAAAATTCTTTACCATAATTAAATGAACTTTTCTAAATTAGACATAAAATCTCTTGCCTCTTTCTTAGTGGTAGCAATAGTATTAATATCTGCTTCAATAGAAGCAATCATTTCTTTCTTACTATCAATACTAGCTTGCATTTCTGTGTCTAATCTGAGGGCATCTTCATATGCTCTTTTAAACATAGATTTAACACCACCTAATCTCTCTTGGAATGTAGGTTTAGATACTTCTACACTCTTGTTTTTCTTTGTTCCAAATGTTCCTAACATAATTAACTACTTTAAAAGGTTTCTATTCTTGAATTCTTCATGCAATGGATGTGCCAGTTCTCTTGCTTGAGGATGAGCACTGCCTGCATCTCTTAACTTAAAGAAATGCTCCCAATCACTTACAAAACCAGTCATAACCAGTTCTGTCTTAAGTGAATTAGGTAATACTGCTCTTGCTTGTTGGGGAGTCCAACTTTGTTCTATAAGCTCTAAGTACGTAGCTTCACTTCTAGCTAAAGATAAAAGAAACGGGTTAAATTCTATTTCAGAATTCCATTTATTACCATCCTTAGTAAATCCACTTGGATAGTCATAGGTATATGAACCTTTAGAAAGACCTAACCAACTAGGAATAATAAATGTACATTCCTTACCAAACTTATCCTTAGAATAGTTACAATACCTTGTACTTTCCTGAGCAAAGGACATTACTCTATGTCTTACAAATTCATGGGATACTCCTCTGTCACATACAAAGTGAACAGTAATTCTCTTTGCATGGAACTCTGTAGGTTCACACAGGTATTGTAGGTCATCAATCCACTCATTTTCTATAATAACTCTATAATTACTGGTTATATACCAATAGTCATTCTCACTATTATTCATTACTACAGAGTAAGGATTGTCTATATACTTTATAACTATAGGTTCATTAGAGAACTCTCCTCTATCATCCATAGTTCCATAAGGAATTTTAAGATACACTGTACCATGCTCCAACATAGCACCATGACCTGACTTAATCATTCTTTCCACAAACTCCTTAGCAGAGTCTTCTGTTATCTTATCCTCAGATTTATAACATACTCTTCCTGCCTGTTCAATTATTTTATATATACCATCTATACTAGGACCTTGTTCTATTATATTAAAACTAGCTTTTATTAATTTCATCTTCTTTAAATTTAAATTTAAACTCTCCTACTCTAGTACATTTAATAAATTTAGAATGCTTATCTCTCCAATATCCTCCATTACAACAATTAGAAATAAGTCCTTGACTAATTCCTAATATTCTAGAAGCTTCTTGAGTCGAATTAAATTCATTTATAATATTACCATTTAAATCCAACTGAATAACTTTTTTACTTCTTTTAGCAACTTGTCTATCAATTCCAGTTCCATAATTCACATTATAAATTCTAGAACACCATTCTAAATTATCAACATTATTATTAGAAGGATTCTCATCTTTATGATTAATCTGTTCTAAATTAAGAGGATTAGGAATAAAGGCTTCAGCTACAAGTCTATGTACTTGCTTTTTATATCCTATACCATTTTTAAATAAAGTGACTTTTTTATACCCTCTTAAAGTATCTTGAGATAATACTTTATATTTAGAACTTCTATTATCTTTATGAATTCTTCTTACTTGACCTAAAGAACTTACTTCATAAATGCCTTCAAAATTTACTATTTCTTTCCACTGTTCCATATATTTTTATTTTTAATAATACAAATATAAGTAAATTTTTCGACATAAACAAATTATTAAAAGGAATATTATGTACTAAATTCAATCTGTTTGTAAATTCCTTCAAGACCTTCTTCTTGGTCCCAAATCTCAAAACTTGGTTTAATTATTCTCATAATTAGTCATTTAGTACTACAACTTCATCAATATCAAATTCCTTAGGAATATCTCTGTCAAATACCTTTTTATAAAAAGACTTTTCTATAAAATCATCAGAGCTATTTACAGGTGCTTCAACAGTATCATAGTATGATATAGTCACACTCACAAACCTTTTATGTTCAGTATTTAAAGGTTCATTGAATGGTGCATCAGGATGATTTGCTGCTCCTAAAGGTAAATTATCCATAGTTAATTGTTGTTAAAGAATTCCACATTCTGTTCTGCCATTAAACCACAACAAGGTGGAATGACAATCTCTTCTGTCTTAGTTACAAGATACTCTGATTGAGTACCATTGTACATACCATTAGTCTTTAGTATTTGCTCAGCATCATTTGCATTAGATGCTTTTACCATTGCAATACCTTTACCAACTCCTCTTAAATCATAGGTAATTACCCATAATCTTGGTGGAAAGAATGAGTCTCTCTCAGCCTCCACCATCACATTTTCAACTGATACTTCTGCCATATTAATATTGTCTTACATTATAACAATTATCACATAAACCACCTTCATGTGTTGAAGGTTTACCACAATACCTACATCTTTCAACTGCATTGAACCCAAGTTCTCTACTTGATTGAGTAGAATTACTCACTACTTCTCTTATTAGTGAGAAAGCTTGTGTCAGCTTTTCCACTTCTACTGATGTTAGTATTCCAGTTCCAGAGTAATAGGGAATAGACATACCTTTCAACCTCCAAAGTATGTTATTTCTAGCTCTCCACTTCCTCTGTTTCTCAGTAGGTTGCCTATCTCTATTAGGACTAGCATTAACTGGCCCTGCATAAATCCCCTGTTGACTCATACATTTTCAATTATTGATTTATACCTTTCATAAGTCTTCCTTATTACTTCTTCACCAATAGGATTCTCTCTCTTAGAGTCCCTCTCAATACACACCTCAAGAGGTATAAAGAAATCTTTATACTCTAGTGAGTAACAATTCATATAACCAAGGGTACTATCAACTAAGTTTTCATAGTATTCTATCTCTTTTGGATTGAAATTCATGTTATCAACAACAATATCATATCCAAATTCCATAGCACTTACTATGAAGTCTTTCTTTATATCAGATACAAGATGTTCTCTACTTGGAACCCAGTATTTACCAAGCATGTTTCTGATGTCATCATTATTGAACCTTACTCTATGCTCTGGGTCTTCAAGTACCCATTGTTTAGCCCAAGTAGTTTTACCTGAGCCTTGTATTCCTCTACATAATATTATCTTACTCATAGCCTGCATCTAATTGTCTGATTCTCTCTTTAGCTATATGAATTATCTTCTCATAGTCAAGTTTTCTACTATCAGTTTCCTTAGTTCTAAGTATCCTTTTAACAATATCTGCATCCCAAGGATTTAGATTATATTCTAACCATATATCCCAAGGTTGAATTTTATGTTTAGCATAATCAGATTGTCCTACATTATAGCTTCTAACATCTTCTTGAGTCTGAGACACTTGAAGAGTATTGGGTAATGAGAAGCTCTTAAAGAACTCAGTATAACTCCATTCATGGTTATCTTCATCATCATCATCTACTAAAAAGATAGCCTTGTCTACTATCTTACTTATAGTATAATTTTTACCTTTATGAAAGTAATTACTGTGTATTCCTATATATTTAACTTCATCACCTACTTTTAACATTCCCATTATTACTTTCCTCCCAATCTTCTAATGTTACAAACTTGTCAAGGAATTGCCTTTTATCCCTAACATAATACTGTTCATTCTTAAGACTAATATAAAGGACTGCATCTATCCATTCATTAGATAAGGTGTCCTTCATTTTAACTATACCTTTAGCAAGATATTTGTTCTTAGTCTTAGGATAAACATAAATGTTCTTCTTTTGAAGCTTATTAGCCTTATATAGTAGCCATGCCAAACAAGCAAAGATTACTATCAAGATTAGTATTATTATAAAATCGCCCATAAATTTTAGTATGTAAAAGCATTAATTACACTGTTATGGTCAATGGCATAACTTTCCATAGCTCTTTCAAACTGTTCTTCCCCATAAGGTGGAGTAAGTCCATTCTGAATAGCTTTCTCATTCTCTGCTTTCATGCCTTCAATGTGGGCAGTAGCTAATACTACTTGCCCCATTGTATAAGCATGTTGTTTTAAAGCATATTCTAAATAACTTGTATCCATATTAGTGAATCCAATGTGTTCCTATTTCAGGCACTGCCTTAATAGTCACTGATTTACAAAATAGTGATGCAGCATACTCCATACATTCACTTAACTTAGCTGCTTCCTCCTCAGCTATTTCAGCAGGAGGTTCAATCAAATACTCATCATGTACATCATTTGGTATAAGAACTTTGAATATTCTCCCACTCTCTATCAGATGGTCAAAATACACACTACCAGCTATTTTAGTCATAGCTGCTGCTGTTCCTTGACTAGTATAATTACATGATTGATTCTCTGATGCACTCCTTCTTTTACTAAGGTGCTTGAAGACTTTGACTATTACAGTCTGCCAGTTAATATCAATGTATTTTGTTTCTACTTTACCAGCTACTTTAACCTTATATTCATACCTTATAGCTATAGCTTGAAGAGGTTCACCTTTAGCAAACTTTCTTGCAATCTCTTGCAGAACTGAGTTAGGAACATCCTCTATAACTAAGCCAGACTCCTTAGCACTTCTATATAAGTCCCAGAACTCTTGACCCATGCCATTCTTCCTTCTCTCAATACCTTTGAGGATAGGCCAGTCATAGATATATGCCCTCAATCCAGTTAATTCTGAGATTAAGATATATCCTCTTTCCCACATCTTTCTCTTAGATACTTTAAAGAACCTGTCAATACCTTTAAAAGCATTAAAGTAAGTAACAAAGCACTTCTCACAGAAGTCAAGTGGCTTACCAGTATTAGCTGCTAATGCACTAGCTGTACCATTATAATTAAAGGTAAATCTAGCAGGTTTAGCTGCATCTCTTAAGTCCTTTCTCTTCTTCTTTACTTCCTTTTCAGGTATATCTTTAAGCTCATCAGGGAATATCATTTTAGCTACAAAGGCATGACCATCTCTCTCAGCAGGGTCATTATAGAATTCAATCCATGCCTTATCTTGAGTTAATTCAGTAAACACATGACCTTCTTGGTCTCCATAATCACAGTCAACAAGCAGATTCCCTGTATTAGGTATAAAACATGCTCTAGTCTCCTCATCACTAGGTAACTGTTGCACATTTACACTCTTATCAACTGCAATAATTTCATCTGCACTTACATCGGTTTCATCCTCAGCTATATCATCATCTTTAGTCTTTCCTCCACCTTTCTTACCTCCTTTACCACAACTCAATCTGCCTGTATCCATCATTTGATTGAAGGTAGGATGTATTCTTCCAGTAACAGGATTAATAGCATCAAGGAAGTTTTGACCAAAGGAAGTTACTACTTTAAATGCTGCTGAATACTCAAGATACAAGGGAAGAATATCACTCTTACCCTTCTGCTTTCCTAGCACCTTTGAATCTACAGACTTCTTTAACTTGCCTGTCTTTTTATCCTTAGTCCACAACTCAAAGCCTAATTCTTCAAATAATGGAATAACCTGCTTGTTACTATTCCAGTTAATTATACATCTAGGTTTAGACTCTTCAAACAAGTTTCTCTGTGGGTCTATAGCTACATATTTACCAGCACTAGCCTTAGCCCTCTTCTTCTTACCTCTTCTAGTGGTAGAATCATAAGCTATCTCAGCATTTTCACCTTTAGATAACACATAGTTAATCACCCATTCATTTAACTTGGTTTCAGCTTCTCTCAATCTAGCTTCATCCTTAACCATCTTAGCCTTCCACTTAACAGCATCAAGTCTAATACCACAGAATTCAATATATGCAAGTACTCTAACAAATCTATTCTCAACCTCTAAAGCATTGAGTTGACCTCTAGCTTTAATCTGTTCTAATTGAGAATTCATTACATCCTCAAGCCAAACAACATCATTGGCTGAATATATAATTACCTCATCTGTTAAACCTGCATGTATCTTACCTCTAACAGTCTTATCAAGATGTATATTCAAATATCTATCACAACAAGCTTGTAAAGATAAAGAGACTGTGCCTGGAGGGAAACCTAAGAATAGTATCTTTTCACCTAAGAAAGTATCATAGACATTTCTTACTACAATTCCTTCTTTATATAGCCATCTTAAATCAAATTTGGCATTGTGAATGATAAAGAGTCTGTCACTTTCAAGGAACTCTTTGTACCTTCTTACATCTATAGTCAAGCAATCAATCACTATTTGAAAGTGTTTATTACCTAATTGAAGAAGTAACAACTGTCCTTGCCAGATTTCAGTACCTTTAGTTTCACTATCCAAGCCTACTATTCTTAGGGTTTCCAGTAGCTCCAAAGACTGCTCAACTGAGATACATTTGAAAGGTCTATCCTCATCTTCAAACAAATAAGATTGCCCTGTGACAAAGTATATTTGCTCACCATAGTAGATGGTTTCCTGCTGTTCCTCTCTAAATTCCCAGTCTTCTGTCATATTATTCAAATGTTATTGTATATCCATAACCCATAGTATAGTCAATTGATTTGACTACTGCTTGAGCTTCTTCAAGAAGAGAACCAACCTTAATCATTGGACCACCAGAAGGGTCAATAAACTCGTATCCTGTAGCTAGCTTACTAACTCTTACAGTTGGTGTGCTAACTTTAAGTACATAAGTCTTTGACTCTTTGCCATCTGGTTTACTAAGTCTCTTGAGGTAATTGTTCTCCTCACCTCTTGAATTAAGTTTGATTATATTCTCCATTACATTGCTGAATATGCTACAAGTTTATCAAAGTCTATGACATATCTATATCTTTGGAAGAAAGAATTACCAAGAATTCCATGCAGGTTTACACCATGACTAACCTTTAGATTACCAAAGGCAGCATCTAAATCTTTAGCATAGAACTCCTCATCAAAGGTATTATCTTTATAACTAATACCTATAGAAACTATATCAACTTCCTCTCTATTACCATCAGACCCATATATAGTATCTTTCTTCCCAGTAGGATTAGAGACTATATCTGCAAGTGCAGACTTATTAATTACTGAATTAGTGGCACCAGTATCAAGCAGAAAGTTAAACTTCTTATCATTGTTCCTAAAGGTAACAATAGGAAGTTCAGTTAAATCCAATGTTTCTCTGAATGACATCTTATCTGCCAACATTCTTGTATCTCCCTTTCTAGCCATATCAACCACCTTGGCAAAGAGAGCAGCCAGAAGTGCTAATCCTACCACAAATAATATATTTGTTATCATGTTCTCATTTTTTTTTAGAGTTATTACTTAACACCAGTACTACCTATTCCAGTTCTGTTGTTACCATTCAATTTCTGAACCTTTACAAGTTCAATGCCTGAGCTAAAGAGCCATTTAAGCTTCTGCCACATAGTAGCTTTCTGACTTAACTGAATTCTGAATTGGCAGATTCTATCACCTTTATGAATAGTAGTATCTCTGATAGCAATAGCAGGGAACTTCCATTCATCATCATTTCCTTGATATGAATTATCAATTACACCTTGGCTATTAGCACAGATTATACCTAGCTTACTAGGAGTGCTACTTCTTGCATCTACAATTGCTTCAAAGCCAGCAGGGAGTTGCATTGCCACTCCTAAGTTAAGTAAGTGATAATTAAAAGATACATCTCTATGACTTATCACTTCACCATCAATAGTTTCTCTCTTCCTTACACCAGCTTGAGGTGCTTTTAACACTACATCCTCTGCTGCCCTAAGGTCAATCCAGTCACCTTTCTCTATTATTTCAGGCATACAGCCTTCTGTTATTTCTCTTATCTTTATCTTCAATTTCATAATGATTCTAATAATTCCTTTTTAGTTTTGAATACTTCTTTTTCTTTAAACCTCTCCAGACCATTACCAGTTGATATGTTTGCAGAGTAATAGGTTATTTCACCTGCATATCTATCTAAAGAGTAATGTACTCCCATAATAAGTATGGGAACTGCCTTGTTATTATACATAACAAAAGCAGAATCCCCCATATTAAACTTAGTTTCAATTTTCATGTTACAAGCATTTTGAGTAGCCACAGTCTTTACAGTGAATGCAACCACCTTCCCTCACTAAAGTTCCTCCACAATCAGGGCATACTTCACCCTTTACTTCACCATTAGGTATATACTTAGCCAGTATTCTACACATAGCTGAACTAAATGAACTAATATTATCATTGACTTTTCTTGCAGTCTTGATAATATAGTTAATATCTACACCATGTCTCAACAACATTGAAGAGTATAGTGTAGCTGCATTCTCTTCAATATTAGTATTAGCTAACTCTAGGTTAGATATATTAATATGTTCAGAATCAAAGCTATAGTGCATCTTACTTACCTTAGTAATAGTACCTTTATGTGCTGGAATATTAACAGGATTGAGAGGTCTGAATGCAAACACTTCATAAGGTTTACCTTCAAGAAGCCCTACAAGAACTATAAACTGCTCTTTCTTGACTTTAACTTGATAGTAATCAGCTTCAAGAACTTTAGGTCTCTTAGGAGCTTGTCTTCCTTCAATAGTTTTAGGTTTCTCAACCTGAGTTAATACACCTTCCCTGCATCCATCTCTATAAATAGTGATACCTTTCAATCCTTGTTTCCATGCCTCAATATAGATGTCAGCAATCTCTTCTTCTGTAGTTTCTTTAGCCAGATTAACTGTACTACTGATACTGTGAGTGATATACTTTTGAACTACTCCCTGTAATTTAACTCTCTGTCTCCAATCAATCTCTGGTGCTGTAGAACCATAATAAGGACTTTCCTTCCAGATTTCCTTCCATACTCCCAAGCTCCATTCATTGACTTCTGACTCAGAATAATTGAGAGTCTCTATTGCCCATTTCTTCAAGTTAGGATGAACTACTGTAAATAAAGTGTATTTCTCACCTACTTTATCTACATAATCTACCCTATCACTTTCAGACATACATTTCCTCTTTCTTTGATAGAAAGGCATGAATACAGGCTCAATACCACTACTTGTACCAGCCATGATACTTACAGTTCCAGTAGGAGCCACAGTGGACCAACTGATGTTTCTTCTACCAGACTGAGCCATCTTAAGCCAAGTTTTAAGATAGTTACTTCTTATAAACTTTAGCCAATCTGAATTAGATTCTGCTTCTACAACAGAATCCCAAGCAGGGAATGAACCTCTCTCAATAGCCATATCAATATTACTATCAAGTTGACCTTTGAACATAACTTTCATTAATTGTTCAACCTGACCAATACCTTCATCAGAGTCATACTTCAAGCCTAACATAGCTATTGCATCAGCAAGACCAGTGAAACCTAAGCCAGCCCTTCTTCCTTGAATAGCAGTCTCCTTGATTTTACTCCATAGTTTAAACTCAGTATCATCAGTATCATTCTTCACTGTATCAATAATCTTATCAACAGCTTCAATCTCCAAATCAACCAAATCATCAGCCAATCTCATAGCCTCATAAGAGTGCATATAGAGTAACTCTTCATCAATGTGAGCCTTATCTGTAAATGGGTCTACAATATAACTACTCAAGTTAATATGAATCAACCTACAGCTATCAAATGGACCCATTGGTATTTCACCACAAGGATTAGTTCCAACCATTTTGAAGTCAGGATATACACCATCAGGAGAATAGTTGTGCATTGCTCCTTCAAACATAATCCCTGGTTCAGCAGTATTCCAAGCACAGTGCATGAGAGTATCCCATAACTCCCTTGCTCTTACTTTCTTGAAGAAAGAGTTTGGATGGTCATCATCTGAGAAGAACCATAATTCATTATATGGCATCTCTTCAATCATAAGACCTTGAGGTACACTTTCATCTACGGGAAATCTAAGGATATAATCCTTATCATTCTCAACAGCTTGCATAAATTCATCAGTAACTTTAACTGATATATTAGCTCCAGTTACCTTAGTTAAATCCTGCTTCTTAGTAATGAACTCTTCAATGTCAGGATGATTAATACTCATACTTAACATAAGGGCACCTCTTCTTCCATTCTGAGCCACTTCATTGGTTATATCTGAACATACATCCATGAAAGATGCTGCACCTGTTGAAGACTTCGCTGCATTATTAACCTTAGCTCCTCTTGGTCTTAGCTGAGATAAGTCATAACCAACTCCACCCCTTCTCTTCATAAGTTGAGCTTGTTGACTTCTTGTCTTCATTATCTCTGCATAACTATCTTTAGGACTACCTATTACAAAACAATTACTAAGACTTACCAATGCTCCAGTTCCACAACCAGACATAACTGAACCTCCAGGTATAATATACTTGAAGTCCTTGAATAACTGATAGATAGCCTCTTCATCAAGTTGTGGTCTAACATAGCCATAGTTTGATAAATTACTAAAAGCCCTATCTATATTACTCTTCCAGTTATAATTACTCTCTACTCTTGCAAATTCCTTAGCTAACCTTTTGTGTGTATCATCAGGAGTTTGTTCTCCTTCTGCTGCATACTTATTCCTCCAAGTTGAGGCTGCAAGTTCATCACCTTTAAAATATTCTAACTCTGTCATGCTGGCTGTAAATTACTTATTTTCATAATACCATTCCTTTCTCTAGCTTCTTTAGTGTATTTAATATCTGGTGACTGTAAGTAATAATGAAGTTCTACAAGAAGTTTCCTCCAATTTCTATATATATTACCTTTATCATCCTTCATATCAACTTCACTAAAGTTACCATAATACCTCCATACAAGTGGAGCTAATGTAAACCTATTAATTACTATAAAACTATAGTGTGCAATCTTAAAGTCCTTGAAGTATTCATCTTTACTAATTACTTGTTGAAGTATATATGTATAAAGCTGTGCTTGTATCATATATCTCCATGTAACAAATGATTGTTCAAAGTCTTCCTCTGCATGACCAGAAGTCTTTAAGTCAATAGGATAAATTATCTTCTCTTGATGGTCAACTACTAACTCATCAAACATACATCTGACAGATATTCCATTAAACTCAGCTTTGAATTTTAATTGGAATTCCTTTTCAAATCTAGTATCAAATGGGTTAATCTTGAAGAATCCTTTAGTATAAGGATTAGTCTTAAGTTCATTAACACAGGCAACAGTATCATCATAGTCTTTCTGAGACAAGATTTCTTTATCTGTTGATAGTGCAAGTAACTTATAATAATCTCCACACTTGCTTCTAATATGCTTGAGTTTAGCCTCATCCCCCCAATTAGATTGATAGGAAAGAGAGTGTGCTAATATTATCTCATCAGGTACTAAATCAAGACTTCTATAGTCATTACCATAACCATTGAATAGTTCTTTAGTTAATGATATTAGTACCTCTGATAATGATGGAAATTCACACACCATAAATCTCTGTGTAAAAGCTGCTTCACCATCAGTTAGCATAGTGTCAACTGCACTGCCAAATCTTAATGCTGGTGATTCAATCTTATCAAAGAGACTTCCAATCTTTCTCCAACCTTCTCTATCAAACCTACTTAATGTAGAATAACTGATAGCTGGGTCTGCTCTATAAACAGATTCTGTAACTTGCCAACTTATGGACTTAATACTCTTCTGCATAATCTTCAAACTCTTCTACATCATCCTGATAAGGTATTTGTAACTGTTCTACATAAACATCTACCTCTGCTTTCAGTTTGACTAATTCATCCATATCTAAACTAAGATACTCTTCCTTAGGATTATCACTATTTAAACTCTTCCTTGCCTTGATAATAGCTGAATCAACAAGTTCTTGCAATGACTCAAAATCTCTTGAATCAATAAATCTCTGTGCTAATACAATGTCACTCTTTGGTAGGCACTTGGTTAAGTTCATCATTCTCTCTACTGGTTCCATAACCTTTAATTATTTCTATAGCTTCCAACAATTGTTTCTTTGTGAATATCTCAAAGATTAAATACTTATCTTTATCTGGCTGTTGTTCAAGCAAATGTCTGAACATCTTAAACTTGTAAGGCCAGACATCATTCTCAAAGCCTTTAGCTTCAATGATAATCTTTAATCCTTTGTACTCTATGTAGAAGTCTGGGGTGTATGTTACATCCACTAGTTTCCTAAGGTTGAGTATCTGTTGTTTAGTTTTCTCATTCCTTGTATAGAAAGGTATAGTAGGTCTAAATCCACTCCAGATTACATAAGTAATAGGTTCATATTGAGGTTCAAATCCATGTTGAACTAGGGTATTATATACCATAACTTCAATCTTGGACTTGAACTCAATACCATTACTTACTGTTGGGGTAGCATTTTTAACTTTCTTGTTCATTCCAACTCCATTTATAACCACCAGCAGTAGTTCTATTGCCATTGCAACAATCTCCAATATGAGAAATCCCAGTAATAGATTTAGCCTCTAAAACAGAATTAAAAGTATCAAGTACTTTTCCATCAGCATTTATCTGATTTACTCTTTTACATTTAATTCTACTTAAAGTTTCACTTCTCCTTGCATTAGCAGTACCATAGTTAATATTATATCTATTATCACACCATTCAAGATTATCTACTGAGTTATTAGTTTTATCCTCATCCTTATGATTTACACTATTATAATTGTTTGGATTATTAAGGAATAGCTCAGCTACCAGTCTATGCACAAGGAACATTTTCTTACCATAGTCATTTACTAATACAACTGATAAATAACCTCTAGTTACTTTTCCTTGAGATAGTATCTTCTCTTCCTTTGTATGATTATAGTTTAATGATTTAACCTCACCAGTATTACTAACTTGGTAGTTAGGATAATTTGGAATTACCTTCCACACCTTATTTTCCACCTCTCTTAAACAATTCTTTCATAAAATCTTTCAGAATATGCTTAGCGCATAGAGCATCTTCAATAGTTCTGAATGCAGCAAAGTTTCTGAAATTCTTTACCTTATGTAACTCTCTCAGTTTATGAATCTCACCATCAGTCATGTCAATGACATAAATCTCCTTGCTTCTTTCAATATGGTCTGGATATTTCTTATCCATCACAATTGCAACTTCTCTCAACAGGATTGAGAATACAGCAGCTTCATTGATGCCAGCCAAATTATTCAGATACTTAGCCAAGTTCTCAGGCTTCCAGTTGATTCTTTCAGCAAGATGTCCAATGTAATAGTCAATGTTCACATGAGTGCAATTAGCTTCCTCTTCTTGCACTGAAATTACACCTCTCTTAATAAACATAGGAAGTGTTTTCTCTGTGATTTCTACTTCTTCTACTACAACAGGACCTAACAATGTGTTAGCAACTCTAGCCAATTTTTGACCTAACTCTACAGCTTCACCTGTCTTTACAAATACATACTTTTTCATGATTTGAAATTATTATTTATTAATACTCTTGGAACCATTTAATAGGTTCACCATACTTCTCTTTTGTTAGTCTGCTTATTTCTTCAAAGACTGTTGAAGGCATCCTCTTTTCCATTCTAGCATAGTAGGCTGGATGCTTTTCCTCAAGAATGATATTAGACTTACCATTAATATAAGGTGCAAATGTTCTAGCTTGTTCTCCAAATAGAACATAGATTATACCTGTATTCCACTCAGATAGGTTCTTCAATAACTTAGTCATGAAAGGTCTCCATAACATTGCATGACTGCCTACTTTATTCATCTCACAAGTCAGTGCAGAATTAATCATTAGTACTCCTTGATTAGCCCAACTCTCTAAAGTCTGGTCAAAGATAATACTATTATGTGGAATCTCAAAATTAATGCAAGCCTCTTTAACAATCTTTAGTGAAGGAGATAAGTCATCTTCACTTATCTCACTTCTATTACCAAATAGGATACCTGTAGCTACATCTTTCTGTGGATATGGGTCTTGCCCTATCATAACTACCTTCAAGTCTTCATAGGGACACAGAGTGAATGACCTGAATACATCAGGAATACTAGGACATATAGGCTTTCTTATATTGCCTATAATCCCAGTAACCTTATTCAACTCATTAACATCTATAACTCTAATCCAATTACCAAAATATTCATTTAGTGTCATAACTTAAACTGTCTTACAACTTCATCTGCATGAGCTGCTAACATTTCATTCATCTCTTCATTAGTAAAGTCAGCTCTCATAGGTGTAGGAGTTCTAAAGAACCTACTAGCATCTTCAATAATAACCTTGACTTTAATATTCTCACTTATTTTTATCCAATTTATCCTAGAATAAGGAAGAACATCTCTGCTACTTAACAAATAAGGAAGAACTTTCTTCATTATACCTTTACCTATTAAGTCACTACCGTCAATGATTATATTAGGATGTAAATACACTCTACATTCAGTCCAAGTCCAACCTCTCACTCTATTGCTGACATCTTCAACATCATAATGACCTATCAGAGTAGCAAAGAATATAGGGTTAAAATTAGCATCAAAGATATAGCCTCTTCCTCCATGATACTCAATATCTTTGTTTGTCTTTATATTCACCATGCCATATTGAATGGTAGATTCAAAGAGTTGTTTGAGTATAGAATCAGCAGTTCTTTTGTTATTAATATAACTCTGCTGAATTATAGGAACCACTAACTCTTTTTCTCCTATACTTGAAAAGGTTTTCCCAATAGTAGTTCTTAGTTCTCTCTCAGCATAACCTCTTATAGCAACTGGAACCTCAAACTCTGGACCACTTAAATCACATTTAGTGAACCTATTAAGCACATTATTATTAGACCAACTTATACCTGCTTGAGATAACTGAGGATACTCACCACTTCCTTCATTTCTGAATAAGCCAGCAATTGTACTAGCAAATCTATAGTTAATTGTTACTGCCATACTACATTTCTACTTTATAATACATAGTAGTTGCATCATAGGTAGTAAGGAAGGGCACATCTCTTGGGAATACTGGGTCACATTCATTAGCTACAAAATTAACAAATATATTGACCATAACTGAGCCAATCATATTAGCCATAAATGTAGTTTGTTTATAGCTACAGAGAGTTTCTTCTGCCTCTGCATCACTAAATAACCACTCTTCTTCATAGAGTTTCATTGCCCTTTCATCATCACCTTGAATTGCAATTACTTGAAATTCTTCTGCTGCTAATCTACCATCAATGAATAGACATTTAGATGAATCATCAGTTGTGTTTCTCCAGTTCTTCCAACTTTGATAGAATACCTTTCTTGCTTCCATGTTATCAAAGCCACAAATCATTATAGGACCTCCTAAAGATTGGTCAGTAAATCTTTGAGTATTCACATTACCATTATAGAAGTTACCATAATTCTTCATCATTTGATAAATGGCATTACCTTTATAGTTTCCTACATCTGTTACACTATACAACTGACCTGACATATTAACAGCTTCTACTCTATCATCATCATACATAGTGATTCTAGCTGGTTGCATTCTAGCTAATAGAAATGCAACATAACTACCAATACCACCTAATCCAGCTAATATAATAGATTTCTGTCGAATAGATTCATACCAGACAGCACCACTAAATCTACTTGTAGATTCTTGCAGTTGCAGAGTAGCTGAATTCACAGGTATCTCACTGTCTTGAGTAGCAATTGCTTGGTCAAGTACAGCTTGTTCTTCTGGTGTCAATTCTACTGATGGTTCCTCAGATACTTGAAGAGTATCATCTATAAGGGTTGATTCTTCAACCTCTCTACTAGCTAAAAATCTATAAGCTTCTTCTATTAGTGCAGCTAAATCAGGAGATAATGACTCCTCTACAACAGGTATTGGAGCCTCATCAAATGTAGCAGTCTGCATAGCCTCTTCATAATCAGTAGGCACTGCTTCTATTACTCTTTCTTCTTCATTCATAATTAAATGATATATCTATTTAATATTTCAATGAACTGATTAATATACTTACCTTTAGTAGTGAGTGCACTAAGCACCTCTGCTAAGTCATGTGCAATTAATGCAGCAAGTACTTCATCATCAAACATCTCAAGCTTAGGGTCTTCTGTATAGTACACAAGGAACTCTACATATTGTTCTGCCCAAGCATGGAATAGCTTTTCATCTTCAAACCTTTGTTCAAACATCTCTTCACCAGCCCTAGCTAATTCATCAAGAGTTGTATCAGTAGGCTTAAAGTAATTGATGTCACCAGTAACTAACTGAGCAGCTAAATCATTAATAGTCTCAGGGTCAACTTTAACATGACCATAAGGAGGTGGCACATCAACATCAGGTTCTTCAAAAGGTAACTCATTCTGTACAGGTGGTACATAGTTAGGATTTGTAGGTACTGCTAGATTACCTCTTCCTACATTAGTCTGGTAACTGATGCCATTTGTAGGTACTGCTGGTTTATCCTCTTTCTTACCCCAGTTTCCATATTGACCATAGTTATTATAGCCACCACCATAGTTACCATAAGGAGTTGTTGCAGCTTTTTCTTTAGCAGCTTTAGCTTTCTGTTCTTTAACTTCTTCAATCCTAGCAGCCATTTCTGAAAAGGGATTTTCAATGGCAGGGCTTTCTACATCAAGCATAAAGTACTCAAGCTTCTTTCTATTGAAGCTGTAAGTAACAGGGCTTCCAGTTACCTCTTGACCATTAAATGTAGGATATTTAATGAAGCCAGTAACCTGCATCTCCTCAACAACCACTCTTGTAATAGCTGCTTGATAAGTACCCTTAGTATCAATAATCAAGGATACAAAGTGAATTCTATCAGTGCCCTCTTCTCTAAGAGTAGCTAAGTCTGTACCACTAAAGAATGCACCTAATATATGATGTGAGTGCATTAATCCTTGATATACCTTTTCATCAAGTAACTCTGGATGCTCTACCATATAACCTATTACATCAGGAGACTGGTTAAACTCAGTATAGCCACTAGTTCCTATATCTTGCAATAGGAAATCAAAGGCATTAATTACCAAGTCTTTAGTTTCAAAACTTCCAGATACTGTATAGAATAAAGTACCTGAGTATTCATCTCTTGGAAATCTATCCAAGTAATATCTTATTTTCTGTTCCAATTCTGGGCTTACAATCAACTTATATGTAGATGACTGTTTTACTAGGTCCAGCAGTTTGGGTTTCTGTACTGTTGTTTCCATATTCATAATTTACTACTTTCAAAATACATTTATATATGTATTCTGCAAGTCTGTTGTTAATAAAATTAGATAAGTTATTATCGTTAGCTCTGCTCTCCAAATCCCTCACCACTAGTCTTACATCCTCACCTTTAAAAGTGCATATCCTTTTTCCTACGTATCTTGAATAGTTAGTTCCTCTACCACTGTTATCATAATAGAACCTGTTGTTATTGATGATTCCTTTTACAAGTACACCTTCTGCAAGCAAGTCTAAATATGTAGCAGTTGCATTACCCTCAGCATATTGAATATTGTACCATTCAATGAATTCATTGCTCAAGAATATTCTCCAAGTGATATATGACATACTGATACCATAGCTACCATTAGCAAAATCGAACTTGAGTTTCTTTCTCTCAAGAAGCCATTTGACAAATTGTCTAACTCTTTCATTATTAAATGAATTAAAATGAGGCAAATTTTCATCACTAAACATAGACCAATTACTCTCACCAGGACTCATACTATTCTTACCAAGATTTTCCATTCTCTTATAAGGACCACCAGCAAGTGACTCTACTTGAACATATTTACTAAGCTCAAGACAGAATAACTGCCATCTTAGTTCATCAAAGTCTGTTGCTAGTAATGCAAGAGTATCTCTAATAGGACCACTGCCTAAACAAGGAGATTGAAATGATGTAAAATCACTCGTAGGAATAGAGTGAATATGACTGTGCATATAGTTATTCTGTAATTGAAATACATCATATTCAGCTCTATTTAGCAGGAAGTCTCCTCTTGATTTACCTCTCCAATTAAAAGTTACTTTAGCATACAACTCCCAGATGTCTATATATCTATCATTTTCATTAGTTACCCTAACTTCTGGAAATCTAACTAATATAAATATCTCATTGAACCTGTCAGAACCATAAAGATTATTCCCTGGTTCAAGAATACTTTCCTCTGAGAAGTCCCTTCTAATAAGAGATATATACCTTTCTAGTGATAGGTAGTTCTGCATATCTACAAACTCTTCACCATAGAAATCCTTAAATATATCATAAATAATATTAGGCTTTTCCATGATAGAGTTATACATGCCTGTTATCTTTTCTATTATTCTTTCTTCCATATATCACCAAAAAAAAAGAGGCTGATGAATACTCACCAACCTCTTAATGTTATTTACTGTGCCCAACCACCAAACAGAGAATTAATCTCTGATTGAGAAAGGTTATCATCTTCTTTCTTAGGAGCAGGCTGTTCAGCTTTTTCCTCTACAGCTTGAGTTTCACCACATTCACCTTGTAGGTCATCAAGCAATTCTGAATAGTTGCCATATAAATCCTCTTCATCAATAAGAAGATTCAATAATTGACCTAAGATTCTTCTTGCCTTTACATCTACTACTTGTACAGGTGCAACAGATGCAGGAGCACCACCTTGACCTTCAATAGATGCCATAGCACCTGCACCAATCAAGTCACTTACAAACTTAGCAGCAACTTCCTTAGTCAATCCTTGGATTCTTGAAGGAACGCCCTCAACGATGGCTCTAGCTTCTTTCAAGCTCACATTGACAGTTTCCATTACTACTTTCATAACTCTATGATTAGCACTACCTGCATTGCTGATAATAACAGCAGTATTACCTATGGTAGGGGCAGCTTCAACAGCAGGAGCTTCTACTTTAGGTTCAACTTTAGGGGATGCACCTGCAATTAGTGCCTCCAAATCAGAAGTACTGCACTGGGTAAAGTTCTTACCATACTTAGCCTTACAAGCATCCTGCAATCCAAGCTGCTTAATCTTAGCATAAGCAGCAGGTCTATCACCAGCACCACTTCTAATCTTCTTGTTAGCTGTGGTCAACATGAACACCAAGTCATTGGTAGTAGTGGCAGGGGTTGTGCCCTTAGCTGCAACAGGAACATTAGTAGGCAGAACTGAGGCATCATCCTTCAATTCTGTTCTTGTTCTACCTTCATAGAATGTCATGTTGTCATAGTTGATACCTGCTCTTCTCATGTCTGCTTTTAAAGCACCAAGAGTTTCAGCTTCTGACATAATACTTTTCTGACTTGAACTGTTGTTCATCACGAATAAAATCTTTCTTGCTTCCATAATGTTATTTAATTTAAAATGGGATATTGATGTTTACTTGTTCTCCATTTATAAGGCTGAGAATCACCTGTTTGAACTCATTCACATTGTTAAGGAGCTTGAATAAGTCACTACAATCTTTAGCTCCATAATCAGGTAATACTAAATTAGTGAACCCAGTGGACTCTGACAGTTTCCTTGCATCTTCCAAGCCAGCTTCATCATTATCCAGTAGTATATAAATCTCTTTATATCTCCTTTTAAGTTCACTAATTGCAGTATCACTTATACCATAACCTTCACCTTGAATTGCAATACATGGCACACCTGTATTAGACCAAACACATAGAGCATCTTTCATTGAAGAGCAGACTATTAACTTCTCTCCTTGCTCAGGTATTTTAGTCCAAAGACTTATTACTGACCTATCATGTTTGTTTGACCATTTATAGCCATTAGTATTGAATGGTTGATATATCTTAAGAGTAACTTTACCCTCTTTTCTCTCAACATAAGCATAAGCATACTTATCAGCAGCAAATATGAATTTGTTGTTACCCTTAATCACTATCTTATGTGATATAGGATAAATGTCTGCATATTTTAGCCAATCGAGAGATATACCAAAGGATTGCCAATATTCAATATCATGCTTCCTCCATTCTCTTACTCTGCATTGTAAGTCAGTACTTTCACTATAACTGCTAATTGACTGGGGTTTGCCCATCTTGTTTGATTTAGCATAAGTAGTGGATATATTAGGTAAGTCATCCCAGACTTTCTTTAAGACTTCTCTGTAATTCACCCCCCAATATTCACCTAGCATATCCCAAAGACCTCCTGAGGTATTCTTGGATAAGTCTTTCCAGTATATTTTACTTCCATCTAAGGTATAAATACCAAAAGAAGGGTCTTTATCCACCCTAAGAGGGCTAGATATTACACATGGAATATTACTCACGTTGAAATAATGATAGAGTATATCAGCTTCACTGACTTTGCTCAGAATATCATTAAGAGTTATGCTAGTTGTACCACTACTAAATGCCATATATCAATTCAAGTTAAAGGTTATTTTTAATTACTGTACCCAGCCCCAAGGACCTGCCTGTGCAGCAGGAGCTGCATTACCATTTGTAGGATTTGCAGGAGGGAAAGGCATAGCACCTGCTGAGAAGTCAGTTGACTCTACAGAATATTCATGCAAAGGTTCAATACTGAACTCAGTTGTAGGATAGGAGCCAGCAGCTTTTCTTCCTTGAATATCTGCATCAAGTTTGCTGTAATCAGTAATAATGTTCTTCAAGAACTTCTGAGTATAAACAGCTTGATATTGTTTGTTTTCATCAGTTGTTCTTACACCAAAACATGCCTTCACAACATTCTTAGGTTGCAGTTTCAAGATAGAGTCAAGCTCCTTGAAGTCACCCTTGAAATAGTTGTCAATGCTATCCAGTCTAGCCAGAGCATCATCCAGATTAGGCAAAGTCTTGGTAACAAGTTCACCAGTGTTCTTGTCTTTGTAGCTGAATGATGGGTTAGGGATATTCAAATAGGCTTTGATAAAGCCTGTCAATTCTTCCTCACCAATATATGCAGGTCTGTAATCTTTGTCAAGGTTTGCAGGACCATTTTCATACTGAGGAATTGCATGTGCTTTGGCTTCCTCAATAGTAGGCCAAGCAGTCTGACCATACTTGTCAATCACCTGAACTTTGGTGTTATCTCTGTTGTATCTGAATGCTTTCTTAACAAAGAAAGTAATCTTGGTTCTCATCTCAATGCCATTAGTCTTAGCAGCATCAGAAACAACCAAGAAATCAATTCTTACTTGAGGAACTTTGGTTTTATTACCATCAGGACCTACCTCAGATTCACCAAGATATACAGGCTCTTCATCAATGTCACTCTCATAGAACTTACTCAGCATTTCCTTGTTAGGGTTAACTGCTGTTACAAATACAGGAGCAATACCCATATAGAGTTTTCTATTGCTCTCTTTAGATTCAGAGCCTGCGGCAAAAGCCATAAATACTTTAGCACCTTTTTTCAAATTATTCATATCTCAAATTGTTTAAAATGTTATTACTTATGCTTCAAAAGGCAATGGATTTACATCTGTGCCTGCTCCTTCTGTAGGCATAAAGGGATTTGCAGGAGCATCTACAGGAGTCTCTGTAGCAACACTTGCAGTCTCAGTTGCCACTTCTTCAACAGGCTGTTCAGCAACCTTCAACTGTTGCAAAGCTGCATCCATTTCACCATTCAATACTTGTTCTGAGGTATAACCACCAGTTACCTCAATGATGGGTTGCTCAAACAAATCAATACTTTTGTTCACAGACTCAAGTTCTGCATCAATCTTAGCCTTTTGTGCTTCCAACTTAGCTTTCTTAGCTCTGAATGTTTTCACATTAGCAGCAGTTCTCTTAACTGTTGCAAGTTCTGTTCTACTTAATTCTTTCATTTTTCTATTTATTAATAAATTGATAATAATCTTTTACCACCCTGTGGCAACAATGGATTCATTGCACTCCATAGTTCAAAGATAGCATGTTCTTTCTTCAACATATCTAGTGTATCAAGGAAGACTTCATGTAGTAAAGGTTCATTCATTCCTATGAATTGAACAAACTTGATAGACATTTGAGGTGACTTTCCATGTTCCACACAATAGTTGAGGATAGTATCCATCTTAACCATTCTACCATAGTAACCAGGGTTAGTCATTATATCTCTCAACATCTGAACTACAGCTTCTCTAGTCATTACTCTCTATGATAATGTTGATTGATTAACTTCTTTACATAACCTAAATCATTAGGTATATACAAGGGGCATTCATCCAATGCACCAATAGAATCCTTTGCAGGATATTCACCATCAAAGTCAATTACAAACTGCTTAATTGCCTTCTTATTCTGGTCATCCCAGCTAGCTTTTCCATATAGAATGATGTCAAACTTACCTTCTGGAGTAATGTAGCCATCTACCATATTGCCAGTTGTCTTGAACTTATAAGATATGGAGTCTCCATTCTTATCTTTATACTCTTCATAATGAGCAAGAGCAAATAAGTCCTTTTCTCTGGTAGGAATTGCCTCAAAAGCATTAAAGATAAGACCCATACCATAGCCAATTTGCTTAGGAGTGTCCCATCCACCTTTCATTGCATTTGCCATGTAATAGTCTTGAGACAGATAATTGAAATCATCAGTCACAATGTTCTTGAATGGTGACTGAGCCAGCATTTCAATAGCTGCTGCTACCACCTTAAACTTCTCAAGACCTGCAATGTTACCAACTTGAATTCTATTTCCAGTTCCAATAACTCTTGCTAAATCACTAGAGTTAGTGAATCCTGTAATCAGTTTGTAATCCAAGTTAGCAAGCTCTCTGTTTGCACATTGAATGAGAAATGTTTCTGCTGGGTTTAACCCTTCAATACCAAACTTCTTTCTCCCGCATAAGGAAGTAGTCTTACCAAAACCTGACTTTGCTAATACTAATACTTTAGCCATTTACTTTCTACTTTTTATTATTAAACCTTGCAAAGATAGATAATCTTTTCCATCTATGCAAATATCTACTCATTTTATTTCTCTTCTCAGCTATGTGTATAAATAGACTTGCCTTGCCCTCTTTCATTCTGATGTACTTGAGATATTCATACACTCTAGCTATACCATTCTTATCACTTGGTAAAGGTAGTTCATTGAAATCACATACAGCCCCATCAAAGAATAGTGGGCATAAGCCTCCCATTTCACCATCTCTATTAACAAGAACTTCAAGGAATCTTATGTTATCTCTAAACTTAGTGATATCATACTCCTTATAAGTTTCAAGTTCAAACTTGAATGGACTAAATAAACCAAGAAGTATATTACAATCTCTTGCAATGTACTTACTATCACCTAGACCTTGAGCTGATGGTCTGATTCTGCCACTAACAAAGTTGTCATTACTTTCATTCTCAAAGGATTGTTGCTGAATGATAACAGGACTAAATCCATAGTTATTTCTAAGATACTTTGCCAGATACTCTGACAATTTATCCATAGATTGCTTTAGATTCATTCCTCTCTCAGTATCAATCAAGCCTATATGGTCTATGAATGCAATCTTGTACTCTTTAGGGTCATCTGGAACATAGTAATCAAAAGTATCAGTTTCCTTTAACTCTCCTAATTCCCCCCTGTACACTGACTTTTTCTTATGAGTAGTACCATGTTCTTCTGCATATCTCTGACATTCTTTGAAGATGCCAGTAGGATTGGCAGTAGTGCTAAATATGATACTATCCTCGAAGAATTTAAGTATTTCTGCATACTCTGAACTCCTCAAGATTTCAAGTACCTCCTCTGGTAATGGCTTGTCATTCTTTGAACTTCTAAGGTCTTTTGGAGATATTCTAATCTTGCCTTTTGAAAGATGATACAAGATATAACTCATAAATCTCTGCATGACTCTCTCTTGTGTCTCTTCAAGTACAAAATAGAATATCTTCACTCTAACCTTATCTCTATTATAGAAAGCAAAAAGAATAGGATTGTAGATAAAAGCATAGGAAGCAAATTGAGATTTACCACCTTTAGTGACAGAAGTGACACAATAATAGGTAGATTGTTCTACACCTATAAAGTCATCACTGAACCTTCTGAAAGATGATGGAATACTATTAATACCACCATCAATCAAGTTCTTTCTTCTATCCTCAAGTATCTTTAATGTTCTTTCATATAAGCCCATAGTTTACTTCAAGCTAGATGTCCAATCAGTATCTACTGATACCCCACTTTCATTCTCAATATAGGATGCCAAGTCTGATACTTCACTAATATAACCAATTCCCTCAGAATCTAACTTCTTTTCATCTTTCCAAATGAAGTACTTAAGCACTCTCATATAGCTATAGTTGCCATTGAATGCTTTAACATACTTATCAGTAGCTTCAAGAATTTGTTTATCAGTGAATCTATTTCCATAGAGCTTAAAGAACTTCTTCAACCTAAGAGTAATATCTTTTCTATTACCTCTATAATATTGAGAAGTTCCTTGCTTCTTGCCACTAGGAAACAGTTCCATCATCTTGGCTGCAAGACTCTCAATCCTATCTTGTGGTTGTCTGTCTTTATCAGAGTCTAACAACACACTAGCTACTTTTTCATCATAGCCAAGAGTAACAAGATACTTATTGAACATATCTTTCACCAGTGCTTTCTTGTCTTCAAGACTAGCAAATAATACTGGCACATCTACACCAGTTTTCACTAGTGTAAGTGCAAGTACTTCTGGCATAGTCAATCCCCAATTCTTGCATACTTCTTCATCAATTGTTATTGTCATACTTTAATCTGATTTAAACTTTCAACAGTCTCAACCAACTCTGGGTTGTAGTCCTCAAGCATAGTCTCAAGTATCTCTTCTTCCCTTGTGTTCTTGTAATAAGGTATAATAAGCACAGGGTTAGAATGTCTAAGAATTCTTCCCAGCTTCTGCTTAATCATAACTTCACTACTATTCAAAGAAGCATATATTCCTACCTGACAATCTACAAGGTTCATACCTTCATTCAACATATTACATGATGTAATCTGATTGACTTCTCCCTTGTTGAACTGCTCAAGTACTTTATCTGAGTCCTTGTTATTGCTATTAATGCAGTTCTTACCCAATATCTCTGTCTGTTCAATAGAGTTACAGAAGGTCAGGCATCTTTGCTTTCTAAGATGCACTTGAAGGTTAGACACAATAGAGGTCTTGAAGTTACTTAGCATCTTTAGCCTTAAACCAGCTAGGTATAGCCATTTGTTTTTGAATACTTCATTTCTACCTCTCATGTACATTCTCTTCCAGTAGTCTATCTTAGCACTCAATTCATTGATGTATTCCTGCTGAGTGCAGTTAACAATAACAGTAGTATAGGACTTGTCTTTGAGATACTTCCACTTATCTGAATAGTCACAAGTAATACTCTTACCTTTAGCTGACTTCCTTAATTCAAAAGGATATTTTCTGTCAGTATTATCTAAAGTATAAGGTATAAGATACACTTTTGGCTCTGCTAATACTTCCTCTTGAGCTTGCTTCATAGTGATTTTGTAACAATACAAATCCTTGAAACTAGCTCTTAATGCAGCTTTCTTTGAGTCTATAACAGTCCCTGATAAGAGAGTACTATACTTGAATGTCATAGTACTAATTACATCAAGTGATTTATCAGTGAAATGATGACATTCATCTGCTATCAACATATCAAAAGATTCTCCTTCATGCTTCTTAATACCTACATAAGTACTAAATGTAACTCTCTTCAAGTACTTGTCCATCTTCCATTTAACAAATTCATCCTTCCAATTCTGTATTAATACTAGTCTTGGTACTAAGATAAGTATGTTCTTAGGGTTCCTTTTGACCATAATGTCAAGTGCTTGTTTAGTCTTGCCAAATGATGTAACTAACTCAAGGAGTATGTTCTTAGACTTTATTGCCTGTATTTCTTTACTTGCTTCTTCTCTATTCATATCTACGGGGGTAAGTTTGATACTATGCTTTTAACCTTTCCAATATATTCTACATCCTCTGCATACTTAATCCTAAGTAGGAAATGATAGTAATCTTCACCATCCTTTTGTTTATATTCTATCATGTTCTTATATGCTAGAATACAATTAGTCCAATGGTCAAAGTTATAATACTGTCCAGCTTTACTATTATACAATCCAAAGATATTATTCTTCTCCTTACATAACCTTGATTTATAATTAGCACTCTCAAGCTTAGCTTGTGCTAATACAATCAAAGGTTCATTGATTTCATAATAGATAAGTGCCTTAAGTAAAGTACTATCACTAAGTTCTTCATTCAAGAACTCTGGTTGCTCAAGTTTTACATATGGTTGAGGCTTGTGTTCATCGGTATCATGGTCTAGGTACACATAGATACCCAGACCAATCAACATAATGAACAGTAGAATATTGATTATTCGCTGTTTCATAACTCTTTATTTAGTAAATTACTTAGCTTGGTAATCACTGACTTTGTGAACTTACCAAACTTCAATCTCCAGATAACACAGGTAGTTTCTCCATCTTCTGGGTCACTTGCTCTTTTAATCCACCATCCTATAAAGAATAAGAAGTAGAGTATATTAACTACAGGAATTATATTAGCTACTATGAGAACTAACAGTCTTCCAACAGTTAATGTGAGCTTCTCCTCACTGCCTTCTATGATGCCATAGATTTTTCTATAGTTATTGCTATCTCTTTTAATAAGACCATACTCTGATTCATAGGTGTGAGAAATTACATACAATTCTATTAAGAAAAATATGATTCCAGTAATAATCCATTCCATAATTACTTACCTGCTACATCTTTAAATAATTGAGGCACAGTACCATAAGTAGGCAACTTGCCATCCCATCTATCAACAAAGTTCTGTTGTACAATTAGAGGAGATAATGAAGCGCTAATCTTTCTGTTATACTCTGCCTCTGCATCACCTTTAATCTTCAAAGCTTCTGCTGCCTTAGTAGCTGCTGCAACCTGTTTCTTACCCTCTGCCTCTACTGACTTAATCTCATTCTCAATCTTCAAAGCATCTTGCACAGCTTTATTCTTGGCAGTAATTGAAGCTTCAAGAGATTCTGGGTATTTAAGACCAGAAGTCATTTCACCAAGAGCAAAGTTTTCTCTAGCTAACACTTCCCTTAAATAGTCTTCTGTAACCTTCTCAAACTCTTCTCTCTTACTCACCAAATCATCAGTAGTATAAGCATTGAGTTTCAATCTGTAGGCATTCCTAATATGGGTAACAAGAACATTCTGAATTACATCCTCAAGAGGTTTTCTATACTTCCTAAAGATTTCAGGAGCCTTTCCTGCAATGGGGTTGATGTTAATTGTAGGGTCAATTACAAACTTACTACCATCCTTAGCATTGATTTCAAATGCAGGATAATCTACAGTCTGAACATACATTGGGTATTCATATACCTCAGTAGTAAAGGGATTATACCACACTCTACCAGATACCAAAGCCACATCACCAACACCCTTGTCATCACCATAAAGGTTTACTTTGATGCCTTCACAGCCTGCATCAATTCTCTCACATGATGAGAACACAATTACACTTGTCATCACCATAAAGGCTGTCAACAGCCTCTTTACAAACTTACTTTTCATGTTTTCTTGTAAATTTAATTGTTGTAAAACATCTGGTCTTGTAGGAAACCAGTACTATTGCCACTAATAAGAAGAACCCTACAACATTCTCCACTGTATTAGCTTGTGAAATCATATTGAAAGATTGATTAATCCCCCATATAATTAACACCAGCCATACAGCAATTTTAATCACTTTATTCATATCTACACCACTTTAATAACACTTACATTGCTAGGCAGCTCAAGGTTTTCCCAGTTGAGATATGAGTTAGTGAAGTAAACTTCATCATAATTCTCACTAAGAGTTGTAATACCCTTAGGATTAACCATGTGAGTTACAAAGATAGCCAATCTTCTGTTGGGATTTATCTCTCTGATTTTACTAGCAACACCTACAAAGGTTCCACCAGCATCACACAAATCATCAATCACAACTAAAGGCATATCAATGAGTTCCTCATTCTCAAGTAACTCTGGATTCTCAATGGAAAATCCTTCTAACTTGCCTGTCTCTGGATTACGAGTTTTACTGCATATAAGTTTATGTTCACCCATATATTCATGTCTTTCAACTGCACCTGCATCTGGAAATACTGGAATATATCCAGTGAAGTTAGGCATTTGCATGAACATATCTCCCCAGTATTTGTCAATCAAGTCCTGAACTTTACCTGAATGAGGTTCAAGAACATGAACTGACTCTGCTCCCATACTGTTGATTAGATTAGCAACCACTTTCAAACTGAATGATTCATTGAAAGATATTACTCTGTCCATTCTCATAGACATAAGATAATAGATTTGTAGTGTAAATATCACTTCATGTCTGCTGAGAATATCAGCCACTTGAAGTAGTATGTACAAATCATTAGGATTTGCTATTCTACATACAACTGTTACACTATCCTTTCTATTAATGTCACCAAGGACTATGTGAGGTTCACCGTCAGGGAATGTAGTAACATTATAGGTAATATTACTCTTCTCTGGTCTAATTAAATTTAATACTTGCATCTTTTTTTTTTAGTTATATATTTAGTTCTTTATCCAATCTAACTTTATAGCCCTCCAAGCCTCTCTCATAGATTGATGAGTTCCGTCAAACTCCTTTAGAGCTAAATCACACCTTGGGAACTTATAGTCTCTAACTGGATTTCTTGACTTCCTTCTTTGACCATTATTCCACTTTTTCTTAGTACCTTTATTCATAAACTAAATAGTTTTATGTAAGTTCTTTTATAATCACCTGTCCAATCATACTTATTATACCAGAAGAGTAATATATACTTTCTACCTGACTCAACTAAATCAAGTTTAGGGTTATACCTTACCAATCCTCTGATTAACAGTATAATAGTAGTGACACCAAATAACAGTTTAATAAACATCATACTTCTGGATTATTACAAATAATTGTTTCAAATCTGTTTGCTACATCATAAGATATATTATCAGGCTTTTTTCTATTTGCCTCAAGCTTATTCATACTCCAGAAGTTAGCTATGCAGAGGAAGGGATAGGTCTTTTTATTAACATATTTATCTAAGTCTATAAGTATCTCGTTGATTGTATTACCACTTGATACAAAGTCATCAATAACCACTGGTACTGCACCTTTGAGTATCTTATAATACCCGTCCATATTGCCTCCATGAGTGTTCTTACTTTTCCTTGATATAACTATAGTTACTTTCCTACCTCTCTTTTGTAGTATATAGCCTACTGCACCAGCTATGATACAGCCAGATGTACCTCTACAGACTAAAGCAATATCTTTACCTTCGTCAATAATATTATGTAAAATCTTAGCTGCTTTTCTTATATAATCGAAGTTATCATAGAACTCCCCACCTATTGGATAGGTAACATCTGCTACCTTCTCAAAATATATAAAGTTCATCTCACCTTCCCCCCTATTAACTAATTCTGACTATCTTCTACCTTTGTAGCATATACTACAAGCTCATCTTCTTCCTTAAAAATAATTGTCTTGATAGGATACATCTTAGTAGAGTTGATTTCATTTCTCAACTCACCAGTCTGTGTATTATAGAACTTGTAATCAGCATCAATTACATCAGTTACCTGCATGGATTTGCCGTAGTCTTTTGATTCAATCAAATCACCTACTTCTACATCTTCTGATGTTCTGAAAGCATACTTAGTTAGCTTGTTATCAGCTATTTCCTTATTGGTAAATTTTACATTTGTATATACAACTAATATAGTTTTCATATATCACTCCTTTCTTTATAGATTATTAGTAAGATAATTGTGAAAAATAAAGGGATTACTTTCACAAGCAATCCCTTTCAGTTAACAATTTAAAAATCAATTAAAACGCCAGTTTCTTAATCTTCAAACACTTGATAAGTGTACGATGTTCCACCAAGACTCTCACATATTTTCTGCAAGTGAGCTTCAAGTCTCATCTTTGCATTCATACCAGCCCAAGTTCCTGCTTTAGACCAATAAGGAACATTCTCCTTATCAGTCATAGCATCATAACCTTCCTTACTGATATTAAGTGATTGACTTGCAGGTGCAGACTTTCTGGTCTTAACATGAATTACTTCTCTGTTCTGACCTTTTGCATCTGACACCTCCATATTAAACTCATCATACCCTGCTAAACCTTGTTCCTCAAGAGCTTTAGCTGCCTCTTTGCTTAACATAGTTCTTTCTTGAAGTACTACACTAAGACTTACTTTGATTTCATTATTCATATTCTTTATTACTAGATAAACTAAAGTCTATCTCAATTGGTTCTAGTACTATAGGTGCAATGGTTAAATCTTCTTGTGAAATAACCATTGCACTATCATCCCATATATCAACTGTACCAGAGTTCTGGGATATAATCTCTTCCATATTCAAATGTTGTTGTCATACCATTGTATCTAAATCTGGATGTTTATTAATTAGCCATCTACATGATATTGCTACTACTAAATGTTGCACACCACTAGCTGTAATTACACCAATTACTATGTATTGCCAACTAGGTAATGATTCCCACGCTGATAGATAAATAGCACATAAGAAGAATGTTATCCATGTAGTACTACAGTAGATACAATAGCCTAATGGTCTAGCTATCCAAGCTTTAAACTTGTCCCATGCTTTGGGTTTAAACCCAGCTTCCACAATGTCCTCAGTACATTCAGCCCAAGGTTTCAACCATCCATAATAGATGAAGTTGAAAATCATACCACTTGGTTTCAAACAGTTTCTGTAGAACAGACCTAGTAAACCACCTACTAATCCTACAAGGATAAATTCAAATACTAACTCAATCATCTTTTTTTTTTTAGAAATGAATACTAGATTTACTTATACATCTTAAGGTTCTTCCCATTGCATTCTGCAACAAGGATGAACAATTTACTTCCTTTTCTTCTCACTGGTTTCATGACAGTAATATTAATGAATTTTGGATGTTTGTTATCTGTTGTCTTATAATGGGCATAAGATACTCTGCATCCATGTAGTTATTTTGCTCAAGACTACATAGTGAGTCATTTAGTGCATCTGCATTCTCTTTTGCTCTATTAAGCTGTGCTTCTTTTGCCTTCTCTTCCTTGGTACTTGGTATAGGAATATCAAACAGAAAGAAAAAGGCTGCTATTAACACTAGAAGTGGAAATAACAATAGAGATAGTGGTAGCATAACAGCTATTGCTAACACTCTCTTAAGAAATTTTAGTAGCTTTTTCATAACTCTCCTCATATATTAGTGAATCTTCTTTTAAATAATTACTTCTATTGCACTCAAGCCACTGTTTGGCTTCATCAAGAGTGGGTTTACTGGTTAATCTTCTGTCATTAAACCTAATGTCATACATTCCTTCACTTAAAACTATCTGGAATGTGTCCTTCTTTGTAACATCTAACTTGTCATGCTCACCACCATAATATTCAATGAGCGCAAATATTATACCTGATATACCAAGTGATATTCCAAGTACAAAGAGTAAGGGAATCATCCTACACTCCTTTCTGGATTAGGTATTATCTCCCATCCTTCTTTAAAGTATGGTTTATCTGCCCACAACAGGAATTCTTCTTCTGTGAAGTTAATTCCATCTTCAAAGTAGTAAAGACCATTGGTACACTTAGTTACCCACTCTTCTTTGTCAAAATATCTATGCCTTACTCTATGAGTTTGCATAGCCTTTAATGCTTCTTGTAATGTCATACTATTCTTCTTTTAAAGTACAATCTATGTATTTTAATTATATACAATGAAAATACCAGATGTTTGATTACCTGTAATCAGCAGGAACATCTGGTATTAATAGTAGTCTATCAGCCAACACAACCGTTCTTATTGAGTCTACTAAAGTAACTTTACTAATGTAAGAGGTTACAATCCATCATGGGTGAAAGTTAGTGCATACAAACCATCGTACTCCTTATAGGACTCGAACCTATGACCCACAGATTAGAAATCTGTTGCTCTATCCAACTGAGCTAAAGGAGCATTTGTATAGTCTATATTCACATACTGACTATACTAAGTTAACTGAAAATTACCAAAACAGTTAACATACAAAACCATTATTCACCTATAAAACCTAATCCTTATCTATAGTTATGAGTATGTTTGTCTTATCTTTATATAGTATTACAAATTCATACTCATCACATATCTCTTTCCATTCTTGGCTATATGGCTCTACATCTTGTATTGCATCTAATGCCTCAAGCAGTAGAGTGAATGTTTCTTCATCCATTGAGATTACTGCATTATCAAATTCAGCATCTAAGTCTGTATAGACTGCCCAATATACTTCATCACCATCAGCAGTTGTAGACATCTTTGTATCTATAACATTATTGATATAGAATCCACAATAGTCCCAGCCTTCATAGCCTTCATCAGGAACTAATGTACCATCAAGGTCTTTCTCCTTATATACATTATCTACACAAGAAGAACACATTGTTACTACTGTTGCTATTAATAAGCAACTAATAAGGGCTGACATTAAGTACAGCCCAAATGATTTGATACTAATCTTTTCCATGTTTCACAAGTTTACCAATTGGACCATATTTATTTAGCTCTTTCTTAAGAATAGCATACTTTTTTCTGCTCTCTTCATTTTTGAAATCTTGCATTGTTTTCATAATGAATCAAATACCTTTTTAGGTAAATACTGTTTATACTCTTTGCCAGTTTTAGCACTTATCCTTAGTATGAAACAAGACTTTGAAGTCTTGTATATAGGATACTTCTTGCCTTTAGTCTCAAAGAAAAAGGTTGTTTTAACAGGCTCCTCTTTTACCTTTTTCTTTGATATATAACTGAATGTATTATCAGTTTTAACTACTTTAATGCTATCATTAGCATAGATAGCCACACTACCTAGTAACATGGCTATCATTATAATAAGATGTTTCATACTGCTCTATTTAGTCTAAACTCTTCAAGTTTCTTAATCAAACCTTCCTCAAATCTCTCAAGAGGTGAGAGAGTTTTAGGTGTGGAAGTAGTGCTAATCATAAGGAATAATGCACTATTGTTTACATGATTCTCTTCAAGCATAGCTCTATGAGCTTTCTTTGATTGAGCATAATTGCTTGATGAAGCAATACATGCTCTATTAATTCTCTTTCTCATGTTATTCAAATATTATATTAAGGATTCTTCTCCACTTAGATTGTCTTATTTCTATAGGAGATTGTTTAGTAGCTCTACTTCCTAGCCTAGTTACCTTTCTATTGGTATTCTGATTTTTACTACCAAACAAGCTAAATAGTGCTTTATCTTTAGTATTACAATTTGCTTTAGCTAATACTTGATAGTAATGTGTAGATACACTCCCTACACTTCTATTTAACTCTTGAGCACACTCTCTAAAAGCTTGAGATAAATTGCTAGGATTAGCACTTACTTTACTAAGGATTATTAAATTTTCTTCCTTAGTGTACCTGTTTCTACTTTCCATTTTGATTGTTATTTGTTAATTGTTATACTCTAAAGAATAAATGAGTAGCTCTATAGCATTGACAGGCTTTTATTTAACTATAGAATCTTATGTTTCCCAGCTTCAAGGGTACTACTCATTTATAAAAAGGGAACCAGTTATCAGAGTCCACTGAAGGGTTGCCCAGACACTTGCCTTTCCCAACACATGTGTGAAGCATATACTGGATTTGAACCAGTGACCTTTCTTTATTAGTACAATTACAGGAGTACTACCCAATTTACCATAGTCAATAAAGAATGCTCTAACCACTGAGCTAATATGCTTATACTTCTTCTAAACTAATGTAGCTGTAAGGTATCCATTACACATTTAATTCCTTGAACTAACCTAGGAAACTACTCAATAACTATACAGTTCTACTTGCTTATTATTTTCTTTTTACCAATAATATAACAGATATCTGGACTTGTTATCCCTTTACTTTCATTTGGATACAACAGTACGTAATTTACCGTCACTAAGATATAAGACATCACTACTATGTAGATATAGTCTGCACACAGTCCTTGGACCATACCCTAAGGCTCTCTAGATTTCATGCGGGTTAGATAATACTTTCAAACTGCATACTTTGCTGGCTTAATACTATAATGTATGTCACAGCTATGTACCTTCGCTTGTGGAGCTTATAGTTATTATATTAGTCTAGCTTTCTGTGATATATATATATATATTCACTATCTTGTCATAGGTTTAGCCCCCTATGCAATGTCATTAGCTACTGTTCTTCACTAATAAACCAGGTATGATTGTGCATTGGTTCAATTGATGCTGATTTGTGTCTCCAATATGTGTTATTTAAATGCAATAAGGAGAGGTTTTATTGCTTATTTTAGTCTCTTTTGCTCTCTTTTGATGATATAATACAGCCAATTGTTATAGCAAATACAGCTATTATTGTCCATACTATGTCACTTGTTAATGATGGTTCTAGTAAGTTCATACAGTAAATATAGTTATGTATTTGCTAATCTTTGCTTATGACAAGTAGTAAAAGGAGTGTAAGGGTGGTAGGGATTTTCTTAGTAACCTACCACTCTACACTCACACTTGTATTAAGCTTTCACTCTTACAATATCACTCTCTCCATCCTTCTCAAGAGTAAGTAACTGAGCTTTGCTTAAGTCCACTGAATCACCTACTGCTAATGCAGAATCATTACTCAATGGAATATAAGTCTGCCCTCCTGCTTTCATGAAGAAGCACACACTGTTACCATACTGTGAAGCAACTACCTCAGCCTTATTAACTGCTGCAATTTCTTCTGCTTCAAAACTTCTTGATGCTTTCAAGTTCCACTTTCCAGCATACACTTGTAACTTACTAAAAATGTTCATAATGTAAATTGTTAAATGTTAATGATATGTTATAACACCAACTCGTGTTGAGTGTCAGGAGCTAAGGAGGAGTAATGAGCCATGCTCTTAAGATTCAGTATTATACTAACACTAGAAGAGTATTAGTAATAGGCTAATTATCACTATTCACTATCTAATTATAACACATTGCTCCTATCTCTTTACTCTAGCCTACTAATTTTAGATTGTTTGGCGAAGCCAAACCTTCCACTTCAAGTACTGAATAACTCACTATTGATAGTTATTGCTTATACCAATTGCATAAGTTTACTCTCTTGATTAGCACTATTACTACTCAAACTTACTACAAACTTCAATAACTAGACTAATATAAACTCACAACTCAGAGTAACCACAAGTACCAAGGAGGAGTAATGAGCTATTCTTATTGCTACTATCATTTATATTTATTAACTAGTATTTAACTGTTAGTTAACATGATTAGTATATCATTTGACTTAAAGAACTAGCTACCTCATTTCATTGAAACTATACCTCTCATTTCATAGGAGTTTGAAAAGTGAGACTAATATAGTATATATATATATATTATTTATATCTTATTAGTTGTATTAGGTGAGACATTAGAGTTTGTTGCATTGCTCCTACCTACTAGATAAAAAGAAAAGTGAGGATTAACCTCACTTAACTTTGATAAACATTAATTAAATACTCACTCTCACAATGTCTGACTCACCATCCTTAGACAAAGTAACTAACTGTGCCTTAGCTAAGTCAATAGACTCACCAACAGCAACAGTGGCATCATTAGATAATGGTATGTAGGTCTGACCACCAGCAACCATAGTAAACATCACTGAGTTACCATACTGTGATGGCACAACAACTGCTGACTTAACAGCATTGATTTCCTCAGCATCAAATGCTCTTGTAGATTTAACACTCCACTTACCTGCATAAACTTGTAAACTTGCAAAGATATTCATAATATAAGTATGGTTGACCTAAGCACCAAAAGGTTCAAAATGTTAGTTAATTCAAATACAATGGAAGAGTAATGAGTTTAATAGTTATACCACTCACTATAAGCATCACCTCCTGATACAGTATCCACATAATCAGGGTAGCATGATTCAAGGTCATTAATGTAGTTAATAGCTGCATCATACCTGTTAGTTAGGAATTGTACTAAGGTTAATGATAGTACTAAGAACAGTGCTAAGACTGCAATGATAAGATTCTTCTTCATGATTATAATGTTTTAAGTTCAAATACTATGGATAAGTAATAAGCATTCTATGCTAAACTAGGAGGGGGAGGAACCCCAAATTCAAAGTCTATGGGGGTGTAATGAGTAATTGATACTCACATAGATAAATATTCTAAAAAAAAAAATTAGAAGTTAGGTCTAACACTCCCCCTACCTTAACTCACTTAGTTAAACTTTTATAATTACTTGCACATGTTATTTATTATACTTACCTTTGCAAAGCAATGAAATATTAGACACTAAACTATATAACTATGAAGAAAGTTTGGAAGTTTATAGAAGATTGGATATGGCAACTACCACAGAATCTATGTGGTATAATCTATAAGAATGCTATTAAGAATGATATAATATCAAATATAAATGCAGACTCTGGGTATAGTATATACCTAAAAAGAAATAATGGTGGAGTTACTCTTGGTAAATACATATTTGTATATCAAAGATACAGTGATTTATCAAAGACAATTCAGCATGAAACAGGTCATGTTAAGCAGAGTAAAATACTAGGTCCATTATACCCTATTGTAGTAGGTATTCCATCAATAATACATGCTGCATTACATAAGAATAAGTGTAAAGATGCTAACTATTATCACTTCTATACAGAAGCTTGGGCTAATAAGTTAGCAGGACTTAAGGTATGATATCATGTATTTAAGTGGACAAGCCACTTGTTAATACTCTTCTAGTGCTACAGACTAACTTGATTATCAGTGGCTTGACATTTGTTAACTAAAATATATTGCATTTTATTTGCATATATCAATAATTTTACTTACCTTTGCAGAGTCATTTGATAAGAGATACTGCCCCATAGTATAAAGGGTTATTACATATGATTTTGGCTCATATAATGTAGGTTCAATTCCTGCTGGGGTAACTATTTAACTAAATAATGCTCCTTTAGTTCAATGGATAGAACATTGCTCTTCTAAGGCAAGTGTTGGGAGTTCGAGCCTCTCAAGGAGTACTTGGATTTTCTATTTCATAATGTAAATGAACTACAATGGGATAAATTGGATTTCATGTTTTTAGACCACTCTGGTCTGTGAAGATAGGAGTGGTTATTTTTTAAATGTTGGGTTGGACAAATTGGTTAAGTCACCACCCTTTCAAGGTGGTCAATATGGGTTCAAATCCCATACCCAATACATAATAGTCTATTGGTGTAGAGGTTCAACATGCCACACTGTCAATGTGGAGATGGAGGGTTCAATTCCCTCATAGACTGCAAAGGTAACTATGCAAGGAGTTACTGTTAAGTATCTTGCAATGCTTAACACCCTTGGTTCTGAAAGATTCTTGAGTGCAATAAGAGAATGTAATCAATGTCAATCAAGGTTTAGCAAGTTAGAGAAGTAGTAACCTCACTCCCAGTATAGGGGAGACATCAGTGGTGCAAATCCACTACTTGCAACTAACTGGAAGAGTAAGCCTAATGCTAAGGCAGTAGTCTTGAAAACTACTAGTAACCATATAAAAGTGGTGTGTGGGTTGGAGTCCCACCTCTTCCTCAAAGAGGAAAAACATGAATAGTTTAAAGTATGTAATGTATGGTAGTAGAATACTGGACCCTAATAGAACAGTAATACTAAAACCTTCTACTTGTGAAATAAAGGAGCTAACTCCAGAGGAAAAGAGATTAAAAAGTTTGAGGTATGTTAGAGATAAATGTGATGATAAGTATGGCAGCTTTACCATATATGCCTTAATAGCATTACTAGGAGTATTAGTTAATGCTCAGCTGCAAGGAATATCACTAATATTCAAGTACCCAATACTAATTCCAATGTATCTCTCAGTACCATTTGGAGTATATTTAATAGGTGTTGCATTCCTGCTGTACAGTAAGTATTTAGATAGAAAGATTAGTAAGTTAAGTAATGGTACAGATATTTAGAAAAGAAGGTTGGTGTCTCAACCCTAATGATAAGGTGGTAAATGCTATCTTAAAGAGATGTGAGATTAATAATGGTGAGTGCCCCTGTCATAATACAGGTGAAGATAAGAAATGTCCTTGTTCTGATTATAGAGAACATGATACTTGTCATTGTGGTCTTTACTTAAAGTTGGAGGATTAACCCTAATGGTAAGGGAACTGTTTGCTAAACAGTGAGTAGTCTGAAAGGATGTATAGGTTCAAATCCTATATCCTCCGCAATATAGAGTAGTTGGGTAATTGGTCAACCCCCTGCATTTGGGATGCAGAAATTGGAAGTTCGAGTCTTCTCTACTCTACAAATGGGTCATGTAGTGTAATTGGCTAACACATCACATTTGCACTGTGAAGTTGGGGTTCAAGTCCCACATGTATCCACTTGTTTTCATGTTTTCATAATGTTAGAGTTTTTAGTTCACAGGTCTAGGGTACACCTTAAGTACCCTGCACTGCTCCTTAGTTCAGTGGTCAAGAATAGTGGTGTTACATACCAAAGGTCATAGGTTCAAATCCTATAGGAGCAACATAATGAGGGTATAGCTTTAATTGGTCAGAGCAGGTGGCTGTTAACCACAAGGTTGGAGGTTCAAGTCCTTCTACCCCCGCAAATTAAAAAGAATTAAACATGAAAGTATCAGTAGAAGATAAGAATAGAGTTAAGGATGTAATATTTCACTATCCTTGGTTAATGAATGATGAAGCTAAAGATTCTATCATAGAAGAATACTATGGAATACTACAACTAGAAGACGATTTAGATAAAGCTAGGTCATATGCAAGGCAAGTAGAGAAGAATCTTAAAGATGCAAAGGAGAAGTTTGATGCTAAAAAGGGATTGTTTACTCTTGAATTTGAAGATAAAGAGGTAGAACATGTAGATAGAACAGAGATAAATTTATCAGTAGTTAATCCTACTGATGCAAGTAGAAAGACTTATACTGGGTCATAGTTCAATTGGTAGAACACTGGTCTCCAAAACCAGTTGTTGTGGGTTCAAATCCTGCTGACTCAGCTTAAATTGGTACATCTTCTAAAGGTTAGGAAACATCTCTGATAAGGATGCAATCACAGTTCAATTCTGTGTGTACCAACTTAATATTCTGATATACTTCAATAGGTAGAAGGGCACTCTCATAAGGTGTATGCTATAGGTTCGAGTCCTATTATCAGAACTGTGTAGTTAGCTTAATTGGTCAAAGCACTGGATTGTGGCTCCAGAGGATAGAGTTCAAGTCTCTGCTACACCCTTATACTCACTTAGCTCAGTAGGTTAGAGCAGGAATCTTATACATTCAAGGTCAAAAGTTCAAGTCTTTTAGTGAGTACTAATGTCTCTATAGCTGAATGGTAAAGCTACTCCCTCTTAAGGAGAAGATTCTAAGTTCGATTCTTAGTGGAGACACAATCTTAATTGATTAGAGTATTACCCCATAGCTTAATTGGTAGATGTAACTGGCCTTTAACCAGTGGGTTCTGGGTTCGAGTCCCAGTGGGGTAACTATATTGAGGTATAACCTGTAATTGGTAGCAGAAATGACTGTAAATCATTTCCTTAAATGGACTGGGGGTTCGAGTCCCTCTACCTCAACTTTAATAGAAATGCTTGCTCTTAGTTTATGAGTGGTGACTAGATTAGAGACTAGGATAAACTAAATGGGTACTTGGTGTAGGTGGTTGTTTGCACGTGGGTCTGAAAAACCCAAGGCTCTGATTCGATTTCAGAAGTTCCCACTTAAAATATTAAATATGAGAAAGAGATTAGATATATTAGATAGAAAAGAAGATATACTTGAATGGATAAACAATCAAGAATCTAATGCTGAGATAGCTAGAAGACTTGGGTGTAAAGTGCAGACTCTCAATAGATATTACAAAAAGTTAGATATAAGCTACTCAGGCAATCAAGGAGCTAGTGGACATAAGACAATAGTTGGTAAAAAGAGTGCATTAGAACTACTAGCTAACATTAATATATCTAACTCAAGAAAGAGAAAAAGACTCATAGAAGATGGAATAAAAGAGAATAAATGTGAGTGTTGTGGATTATCAGAATGGATGGGGAGACCAATACCATTAGAGCTACATCATATAGATTTTAATCATTATAATAATGATTTATCTAACATTCAAATATTATGTGCTAACTGTCACATGCAAGCTCATAACTATAGTAATACAAGGGAAGCTGGTGCAACTGGTTGAGACACAATGGATTTAGGCTCCATAAGTAGAAATACTTCTAAGGGTTCGACTCCCTTGCTTCCTACTACAACATTATTTAACAATAAAAAGTATGTGATTTACTTGTATAGTTCAATTAAAATACATACCTTTGTAACATCAAAACAAAGAGATATATGGAATATGGTTTACTAACTCCAATTGAGGATAATGAGGTAAATGAAACATCATTTAATGGTGCAGAATTCTTTATTAACTTCATAAATAAACTAGAAGGTTACAAGACAAAGTGTAAGAATCTTCACTGGGCAGCACCTAAGAAGAATATTCATGTTTACTTAGATGACTTTCTAGAGAAAGTCGAAGACTTTCAAGATATTCTAGCAGAAGGTTATATGGGAATTTTAGGTAAGATGCAGCCTAATGTTATTAAAGGAGTCCCTAGTGATGCACTAAATGCAATGGACTTCATTGAAGAAGTTAGGAGTAATACACTAGCTTTCTATGATAAGATTCCCCAAGAAACAATCTATGTTGGTATCAAGTCTGAGTGTGAGACTTTCATTCAAGAGGTTAATCAATACAAGTATTTATTTAGCTTGTGTGATATTAGACCTTACTAATAGCTTAGTGGTGCAACTTGGTAGACACAACAGACTTAAACCCTGTACAAGTGAGGGTTCAACTCCCTCCTAAGCTACTAAGTTAATGCTTCTTTCATATAAAGGTTATTATGCCTCTCTTGTAAAGAGGTCATGTGGGTTCAATTCCTACAAGAAGCTCAAGAAGTTACTAAAAGCTGTGTTCCATTCAGTGACAGAGTAACATTCCTTGGCTCAATGGAAACTAGGTTTTTATCATTTTTTCCCTAGTGAGATGTGAAGGAAGGTGCTGGCTAAGGTCATCCCAGCAAGAGAAGTACCAGTTGCCAAATCTTCTCAATAAGCAGGTGTGGTGTAGTGCTTTACATGTCTGCCTTCCAAGCAGAAGACCAAGGGTTGGAATCCCTTTACCTGCACAAACTTAGATAAAGTTGAAAGACAATATTATGAAAGAAAGTAGGAAAAAGAAAGATGAACAATTAGGAATGCCACTAGGAACTGCTAGTGCCAAACTTAGAAAGTCAATACTATTCTCTTTATTAAGAGAATCTCATAAGAATGTATGCTATCAATGTGGTAGAATAATAGATGAAGAAGATGAGTTATCTATAGAACATAAGATACCTTGGCTGGATTCTGATAATCCAAAAGAGCTATTCTTTAATTTAGAGAATATAGCATTCTCACATCTGTCCTGCAATATAAGTGCTGCTAGGCAGAATAGAGAGGGCAAAAGAGAATCTCAAAGAAAATTAGTAGTAGAGGGAAGAACTAAAAGAACTAATCTCACTATAGAAACAGTGAGAAATATAAAAACTGATTTAGCTACTATGAGTAGAAAAGACATATGTAATAAATATGGTATTACTAAATCTACTTTGGCTAACATTGCTAGAGGAGAAACATTTCAGTATATAGATTAAGGGATAATGCAGGTTGGTGTAAAGGCTAGCATTTGAGGCTCATAACCTCAAGATAGGGTTCGAGTCCCTGCCTGCCACTATTAGAAACTAAAAGCAATATAGCTATGGGAGAGAAAGAAGAAGTTAAAGCTACATATATGACAGCATTTGCTGAGAACAGCATTAGAGCTATTGTAGAAAGAGCTAATGAATTAGAGATTAAAAGAGAGAATATAGTGTCTCTTCTTAGTGAGAGAGGTCAGTATGTTCTAGTATATTACAAGTAAACTTAGAAAACATGGAAAGAGAAATGGGAGAAGTGTTAGTTGCAGGGCCTGAAATTCCAAAGAATTTGATTACCTTTGAAGCTGTAACTAAGTATAAGTCAGTTGCAAGAGCAATGAGAAGAGGTGATGTAACTAAGTTTGGTACTCTTGTACCTAAGAGACCTTTTAATAACAGAGCTAATACCTCTACTAGAAAAGGTACTCACAGTAGAGTAATGAATGAGACTAAGAAGAATATTTATGGAAGACTTACAGGACAAGCAATCTGATTATAACAATGAACCTGTAGAATACTGCACACATTGTTTATCTCTTGCAATAAGAGATGTAAATGGTCAACCATACTGTGATAAGTGTGGCTGCACTAAAACAGCCAAAACAGATATACATACATGGGAGAAGAAGTATGGAACTGTATATGGTGGTAGTTATGTAACTAAGAAATAAGAGTAGAATGGAAAAAGAATTAAAGATTGAAGGTACTTGCACTACTGGTGGTTGCAAGCAAGATGCTCCTCAAGAGTTAACTAGAGAGCAGTTAGTTGGTATGTTGCACCAAATGTCTGAACAAGACAGAAAGTTGTTTGAAGAGAATAAGCAATTGAGAGGTGTTATTGAGGAAATGAATATGACTAATCTATTCAAGAGATTAGATTATCTATTCAAAGTAATCACAGAAGATAACAAGTATCTTACTACTGAGTTCAAGAGTAAATGTGCTCAAGAGATTGAGTTCTTGATGACTCAACCAGAACAAGAAGCACCAGAAGAATAAGGAGTATAACTATGGAAGTGGCTGTTAATAATGTAATTAGAATACCTTGCAGTTTGAAAATGTTGTTTAGGCATTGGTTTCTATTTTTGAAGCCATTTCATAAACTTACTGACAGAGAGATTGATGTAATCACTGCCTTTACTTATGAAAGATACCTACTTAGTAAGGTAATATCAGACTCTGATATACTTGATAAAGTAGTAATGTCAGAAGATACAAAGAAGAAAGTAAGAGAAGAGAGTAACATAACTCTTGCTCACTTTCAAGTGATTATGGGAAAGCTGAGAAGGAACAAAGTCATCATAGATAATAGGATAAATCCAAGGTTCATACCTAATATCACTGATGAAAATGGTTCATTTAAACTAATGCTTTTATTTGATATTCAATGAGTTATCAAGAGATATTAAAGAGAGTATCTGAGGAGCTGAACCTTCCTTTGGAAGTAGTGAAGGAGGCTTATGAGTCCTATTGGTTATTTATAAGGCAGTCTATTACAGACTTACCTTTGAGAGAAGACTTGAGTGAAGAGGACTTTAACAAGTTAAGAAGTAACTTTAACATACCTTCCCTAGGCAAACTTACCTGCACTTATGAAAGGATGAAAGGAGTTAAAGAAAGATTTAAGTACATAAATAGAATAAGAAATGAAAGTAATAAAGAAAGTTAGACCTCAGTTCACTGGTTTGATTACAACCATGAACATGTTTGAGGAAAAGGATATGTATATCAAAGGAACTAGCTTAATTGATGGAAGAAAGATTAAGAAATCAATTGATGAGTTCCAGACAGTAGTAGCTGTAGGGCCACATGTGAATGGTATTCAAGTAGGTGATTTAGTACATATTGACCCTACAAGATTTATGAAACCTGTACAAGTTAAGAAGCCTAATCAGCCAGACTCATTAAAGACTGGTATGGAGGAATACTCATCAGAGATGAGGTATCAATTTGATGTCATTGAACTTGATGGTAAACCTTACTT